TTAGGGTGCGCTTATTTGAACTGGGACCAATTTGGGACCAATCTGGAGCTTTTGCATTTCGCTCCAGTCCGAGCTTGAGTTGATCCAACGCGCATAAGTCGAGAGCAGCATCTGCACACTATGGCCGAGCTGCTGGGAGATGAAGGCGGGGTTCATGCCAGACATAATGCATATTGTCGCATAGGTGTGACGACAGTTGTATGGCGGCCGACGACGGATATTCAAAGCCTTCAGAGTCGGAATCCACTGCTTGTGCAGGTCGGACGTCTGTTTCACGTACTCCGAGTTCTTTGAAGGCGGGAATATGAAAGGCGTTTCCAGCACCTTGCCCTTGCCACTTTTCCGACGATTAGCGTAGTGCCTGGCGAACTGCAGGGCGTGCATCGCTCGATCGTTCAGCAGCACGAAACGGTCTGAACCAGTCTTCGTCCGCTCCACCACTTCCCCCAAAGCGATCCCTCGACAAACGTGGGCAGTCCTCTTCTCTTCGTCTACCGCATCCCAGCGCATCGCTAGAGCTTCGGATAGACGCATGCCGGTGAAAAACACAAACTCAAAAAATGCCGCATAGATCGTGCTGGGCCAATGATCATGCGCGTACATCTTGGCGATGATCTGATTTGCTTCTTCCAGGGTGAACGGGTCGATCTCTTTTTTGCTGCGCTTGGGCAACTCCAGAATAGCCGCCGGGTTCTTCGGAATCAGTTCCTCGGATACGGCTGAGTTCAGGATGGTGGAAAGCTTCGAGATGGCGTTGCGCTTCACTCCCGGCGACTTCCACTCGTTCGTCGCCATTATCCGGCGAAGCAGGGTGGTGGTGATCAGGTCAATCCGCACCAGGGCCAAGCCGGGCATCCAATAGCGGTTCAACGCGCCCTTGTAGTTTCCCTTCGTTCCAGCGACCACCTCACGACTGTCTAGCCAGAGCTGGGCATACTCGCCGAAGTTGATCTTCCCGCCAGCTACGTTGTTGGAACTAGGGAAAAGCTCGGCGTACTTGTCGTCGTCGAGCAACCCCAGCTTGATCAGCCCTTTTACTTGATCAACAACCTGTGAGGCAGACTTGATTCCTTTCGGTGTCGGAGGATAGGGGAGCGTTTCACTGCGCCGGCTGCCGTTCCACATAAAGCGGATGCGGATCGATCCGTGGTGGAGGTCCATTCCTGCGGGCAAACCCATTGGCTTTCGAGCCATTCGTAGTATCTCCTAATGCTGTACATAACGCGGCTGCCGTGCTTATTCCAGACGCCGAGGGGGATTTGGTTTCTGGCTCGCTTGGAGCGCAGGGCCGCTAGGGTGGTACCCAGGAGCTCGGCCATCTGCGCCTCGGGCACCTTATCTCCGGTAATACCGTCGTTGAGCTGTTCTGCTGCTGTCATACCTACCTCCCGCCGCCCGTCGTGGGACGCGCTTTCTTGATGATGTGTATTGCCAGGCCAAAGGTGATCAACAGCCAGGCGCAAGTGCCGGCGAAGGCGTAGATCAGTGCCTCAGTGGTGCCGGTGTTCAGAAGTTCGAGCCCGGCCCAAAAGAGCCAGCCGAGTGTTCCTACGAGGTACAACAAAGCGCCCAGCAGGATCAGGGTGAGTTTTATTGCGAACATGGGGTGTCCTCGCCGCGCTGGGCGGCATATAGGGGATTGGAGTGATAGCTTTCTGCCTAGATGTCAAATAGGCCGAAAGCCGTGTACAAGAAGGTTCAATTAAGTTCGTGATGGGGCATGGACGTGTCACACAACTTCGATGCTCCGATAGCGCACGCTTACCGGGGCCACGTGATGTTTCTTAAGTTCGACTGGCGGCGCCCGAACGATAAGAGCCCTGTTGCCGCACATATCATTGAACCAGCAGCCATCAATGGCTTAGGTGAGGTTGCAGCGAAGTTGGAAGGCCCTTGGCCAGACTATCCAGCAGCGCTTGATGACGCGATGGCGGCGGCCGAACGATGGATCGATAGTCAGTTGCCGTGACTCCGCTCACCGACAGGCATGTACGGAGATTGGGGTTAGGGGTGCTTCATGAACGTGATCCAGTGCGTTTTCTCGCGCTTACCGGACTTGTGGCCAAACAGCGGCTGCTCGTCGGCAAGCGCCAGGATTTCGCTGACCCGGATCTGGGTCTCGTTCCATTTGAAGATCAGGAACTGGCCAGGCCGCAGCACCCGGAAGCACTCAGCGAACCCCTTGCGGAGGTCGTCGCGCCAGTCGTCGGTGAGGATTCCATACTTCAGCCGCAGCCAGCTTCCCGGCCGGCGCGCACCAGGTGTGGTGGATCGAACACGACCATGTTGAAGCTAGCGTCGTGGAAGGGCAGGTGCCGGAAATCCATGATGACGTCTGGCTCAACCTTCAGCACCCGGCCATCACATAGCACATGCTCTTCATCGCGAATGTCGCCGAACAGGGCGCGCTGGTCGCCTTTGTCGAACCACATCATCCGGCTGGCGCTACAGGGGTCTAGGACGCGTGCATTCATGGCATAGCTCCGCCCGCCGCTCACCGGCAAGCTGTTGAGTTGGAAGAGGGGTACAAGGAGCGGTTGTTAGCCGAACCGCTATAGGGAACTTTCCAGTATGGTTTTGTACAAATTGTTGTTTCGTGTATAAGTTTTACTGCCGCAATCAAGGTAGGAGAACTATTCGGTTAACTGGCTTGCAGGCCGCCACAGAACATTGAGCGCCACCATGAGTTCCGCGGAAGATCTACGATTTCAGGCACACGTTCTGCTTGTTGAGCTTGACGCTGCTACGACGCAGCTAATGATGCTTGTAGTGGCGGGCGAGCTTTCCGGCCCGAGCTGGGATGATGCCTTCGCTCGTCATAGCTCTGCTTATTCAGCTTGGGTAACCGCCGTCAGAGGCGTCAAAGTCGACCCAATGCCAATTCTCGACGCTCGCCCTCCTGAAGAGCCGCTCAGTTGCTGAGGCCACATCAACGCGGCTCCTTGGAGATGAACACGTAGGCGAAACAGGGTGGCGATCATGGCGTCACCTCGACCAGTTTCCATTTGGTGTTGTTCGTCTGGCTGTGATCCGACTCGACCAGGCCTTCGCGCTTCATCAGTTCCAACTCGCGGCGGATCTGTTTGGTGGTGAACGGTTCGATATGGAACCGGAACCACCAGGTGCAGAACCAGTTATCCCGGGTACCGTCCGGGCCACTCATGTAGATGATGATCCGCTGGCGGAGGGTCATGACGTCACCCGCTTGAACTCGACCACCCAGACCCACGGATTGGCGCTCCAGTCGCCACCGACGCTTTGCCACAGGTTGCCGAAGGCGTTGCGGTTCGAGTCGAGGCACTGCTCGTGACTGGTGTTTCTGTCCAACATCCATCCATTGCGCTGCGGGTGACGCGCTTCGGGTGCCGGGCAGGCACCGACCTCAGACCAGCCTTTCACGCCGTGTCCGCACCTGCGGCCGTAGTCGGTGAAAAAGCAGCCCTCAGCCTGGACCTGGTCTTCGGTGATGTCCTGCAACCGCTCGACGCGCACGTCGGTGATCTCCAGCAGGATGCGGCTGGCCCAGCGGGGCATGTGGATGCTGGGCCTCCATGTCGGCTGGTCCTGCTCGTACGGGTTGAGGCCGTCGGCGGCGTACACCAGGTCTCCGTCCTCTCGGGCCTGATCAAGGTCCTGCATGTCAGCAGGTTGTAGGTACGGCCCTTTCTGGACCTCGGAGTGATCGCAGTACCAGGTCTCGCGCACCCAAAGCCTGTCGCCGGGCTTGCCGTAGGGGCAAAGGTCAGCATTACCAGGCAACGCGAGAAAGGCCGGCTCAAACCCAGCGGCTAAACAGTCCAGCGCCGCTTGTTTCTTCACCTCGCGCCGCGTGACAGTCTTCCGACCTTCCAAGATGGCGCGCACCATCGGCGCCGAAAAGAGTATTGGCCGTTCCTTTATTTCAGGCATGACTTCGTCCTTGCCGCTATAGCGGCTGACCATGATGTTTATGTTTAGTAGTCAATAAATTTGCTAGAGTGGCTCTTTGATATTGCGAGGTATGGGCTCTTGAAGCGTTTTTTTAATTATTGGGCAGAGCAAGCTCAGTGGTGGAGCAGCAGAAAATTAGAGTGGTGGGCTGCACATGTCACAGCTTTCTATTTCGGCGGATCCCTACTCGTCATAGCAGCGAAGTTCGACGAACTAATACTTCTCAAACTAAATGAGATAGGTGACCTGGCCGCCGGAGTTTTCGGGCCCCTTGCCTTTTTGTGGTTGGTTTTGGGATATATCCAGCAGGGGCGTGAGTTAAGAATAAGTTCTGAATCTTTGAAAATGCAGGCTGATGAGTTGAGGGCTTCCGTAGAGCAGCAGACCGCTATGGTAGAGGTTTCCAGAAGACAACTTGAAGCCGATCTGGAGGCGTCTGCACATCAGCGTGAGCAAGTCGAACGCCAAGCAGAGCCAGATATCAGAGTGAAATACTATGACGTTGTTTACTCTCCTGGACGTAATGCTCGCTTTGAGATTTCCAATGTCGGACCTAAGTGTGAGTCTGTCGAGGTGATTCTGGAAAAAGAGAGCCATGAAGGCTACGAACTGTTAACTTCATTTGGTTACTTGGATGGCAGGGGTGTTCAGTTCATAACTTTGCCTTTTGCTTTGTTGAGTGTTAGCGAAAGTGTTTTTGTAAAATTTACGTATTTGAAGATTAATGGTAATAGATCCGCTCAAAGATTTGGTTTTTTAAAGGTGGAAAATAACGGAAATCAGGACAGCGCCAAGGCGTATAAATATATTAGTCCTTCTCAAGTTTAGTGATGTATTAAACATCTCGCCTTCGGCTAGGACGGCATTGCGGAGGACGATCTTATGATCATGACAATGTCCTATGCCGGGCTATGCCCGGGCGGTGGAGTGGGGGAGTTATGCGGCGCGTGCTTGGCGTTGCTCAGTGCGCCATGGATCGTTGGCGCGTGCCAGCGCTGCCATTGGCGACGGGCTGACGCTGTTGCGGTTGGTAGGTGATGTCAATATGCTCCCACTCTCAAACAAGGAGGTGAGCAGTGAGTAAATACGCGCCCTTAGCAGACTTTCTGAAAGCCCAGGCGCAGGACTCTGTCCAACTGGCATTCGGTCAGATCGATGCGCTAGTCAATGGCCTGCCGCCCAGTGCACGGAATCATGATGCTTGGTGGGCGAACTCGCGTACGGAGGATAGCCACACGTGGGCTCACTTATGGATCGCTGCTGGTTGGGAATGTGTGTCCGTTAACAGGGCAAATGAAACCGCAGTTTTTCACCGAGCCTCAAATCGCTTAGCAAAGCCCATGCGGCGCTACTGGTGGGTTAATCACAAGCAAACTCATCTAAATGAGTATGCTGGCGGATACATTTGGTCTCCAAAAGAAAAGCGTAATGGTGCGACCAACCAGACGTATCTGAACCTCACTCTCGTGAGTCCCGGTGATGTAGTAATTTCGTATGCGGATGGGCTAATAAAGGCAGTAGGCGTTGCTTCGGATGCACATCGCGAAGAGCCTATCCCCGACAGTCATTGGCAGGCTGCTGAATACTGGCAAGCTCTTGGCTGGATGGTGCCGATCATGTGGGCCAGGCTGGATCATCCAATTTCTCCAAAATTACACTTAGATGCCTTGTTGGACCTTCTTCCAGAGAAGCATTCCCCATTACAGAAAAATGGCGATGGAAATCAGGGATGTTACCTCGCAAGTATTTCTCCAGCGCTAGGTGGAGTGATTCTGGGTCTGGTAGCGGATCGCGATTTGAAAGCGTTGACAACAATTCGGGTTACAGCTTCGTCACAAGTGAATGGGCCAGGGGAGGATCACCGCCGTTTACCTGCAGAGCAATTACGCAGTGTAACCCCTGAGTATATTTGGGAGGCAGTGCAAAGCTTGCTTCAGGGCCTGACCTCGGAGGAGTTTGGGCCGTCGATTGATTATGATTTGTTGGTTGATGAAGGGAAGCGACTGGCACCGAAGCAGGTGTTTGGACTTGCCGCAACAGCCGCTCTAGGGTTCACTCTCAAGTCTCGCCACTTCACCGCGGGGAAGGGAACTGTTTGTTTCGAACTGCTGGAAGCCGCGGGTTATAAAATAGTCCCGAAAGGCGAGCAAGTCGAGGTGCTCGAAATACCCAATGACACTGAAGATAGGGAGTGGGCCGAGGGCCAAGTCAAGCTGGTGTATCACCTGAAACGTGAACGCTCACCGGGTCTATCTAGAGCCAAGAAGGCTTCATTTATCAAGAGGCATGGCCGGCTTTTTTGCGAGGAGTGCGGAACAGATCCTGTCGAAGCGTATGGCGATTTTGGTGTGGCTTGTATTGAGGTTCATCATGAGGCGATCCAGGTTGCAGATATGGGCGAGCAGCACAAGACAACCCTAGACCAATTGCGGTGCCTGTGTGCCAACTGTCATCGTGTTCTGCATCGCAAATTGAAGGCTCAGATTGTTCACCCTACACCAGCTAACACTTAGCCCGACGCTATTTCCGCAGCGCTCGGTTGATAGTCGGCTTCAGCCATCTCGCAAAAAAAAGAGCAAGCTGGTAACGCCTCGTTTCGTCGGGGTTTACCAGGCGAAAGGTCACGTAGAGAGAAACGGATATTGGTCTTACGGTCGCGATGCAGGTACGAGCCTGAGCCAAGTTCGTCCTGGACACGGCAAAGCTCTTCAAATTGCTCCGGAAAGTCCTCGCGGATCGCTCGAAAGTAGCCTTCGCCACCTTTCACGCAGCCGATGCAGTTGGCGTTGTCGTAGCCCAGGCGGTACATCAGTGGCAACTCGATCCCAGCGCGCTGGATCATCGCCTTGCAATCCTCTTTGCCCAGGCCCGCGTCAATCAGCGGGGCAATAACAGGGCGATCAGGGTTTCGGTCTCGGAAGTCTTCCAGGCGGTCTACTTCTTCCATCGTGTAACCAAACACCATCACGTCGCCAGGGTTCTTCCATGCGTCGAGCAACCGCCGTTTCAACAGCTTTGTGCATGGCGCACCATTGCGCCCTTTCATGAAACGCTCGCGCCGGAAAACCTGAATGATGTCTGCGCCGTATTTCTCGTCACGCAGTTGCGCAATTCCCTGACCGAACCACTCCTGGCAGTCCAGCAAGAACCGCCGGTTATCTTCATGCTCGTTTGCCAGAAAAGCATTGATGATCTGCACGTCGTGCGTGGCGCCGTATTGTGCCAGGGCCATCTTTGTGGCCACAGCCGAGGCGGCGCCGCAGCTGAACTGGCAAACGATTCGGGGTCGTTGTGCGGACATAGGGGATCCTCGCCAGCTGGCGTGTTACAGAAGAGTGGATTGCGTTAAGTAATGGAAACTTCTGTCGTTGGGCGGTGCTCTCCTATGGATCAACGAATAGGAGGTCAGATATGAATTGCTATCTTTGCGGGATGGAGGCGAAGGAGTCAGGAGAAGGTCAAGGCGAACAGCTTGTGGATTGCTCTGACTGCGGTACGTACCGAATCTCAAGTCTCGTCCTTAAGGAGCTCGAAACAAAGAAATTTGAGTTCTCGAAGATGCGGGATGATTTGCACCGTCAGCGGCAGTTCAACGCCACCTCTGTCGCAGAGATCAATACAGAGACGGCCATCTGGTCTTGAGCGGCAGCCGTGCTCCTGTACGTCTTTGAAGGCACCGATAAATTGGTGTTGAACCTCGATATGGGGTATTACGGGTGACCGGCATGGAGCCGGATCAAGGAGGTATGTATGCGTAATTACAACTACGAAGCAGGCCTTCATGAGCTTCAAATCGCAAAGGAGGAAGCTGAGGCGGCTGCGGAAGATTTCTACGATAAATACTGGCCGTTCCAGACTGACGAGATAGCCGCTCAGTACAGGGATCTGCAGTTCACGGCGGTTATCATGCTCGCCGAGTTTGAACAATTTGCTCAGCAAGGCAGCATTAAGCCAGCACGGTAACGCTCCTTAAGGTGTGTTGCTTGTTCCACAGTTCCGACAGTCTTCCCGATAGCGCTGGGCGTCGCTGATGAACCGGCCGCAGCCTTCACAATTGAACATCATCATTTTGGGTTTTTTCGGCTTGGGCAGCTTGATGCCGGTTCCCCGTAGAGCCTCCTTGATGTTCACGTCGTCGCGTTCGACCAACCGGCGGCTATGCGCGTCGATGTACGGCCTGGGCCAGACCACTGCACCTGATTGACCGAGCTTGCCGATCCAGGTGACGGTGTGAGCCCTCGGCACCACGGCTGCCTTCGACAGATCGCTTGTGAATACTCCGTCTTCACAAAGCCAAATCAGGTTGTTGCCGTTCCAGCATTGCGGCTTCTGGACGTAAAACTCGGCTGCGTCGGGGTGTTGGTCCAGCGCCTCGCTCAAGGTGACATTCTGGCAATCGACACCGACTCGCGCCCTGGCGTCGACATAGGCTTTGGGCCAGGGGATGTCAGTGTCGCGGTGATCGCAAGCGCCGTCCCGGGTGAACACTTGGGCCTTGGCCAGATCAGTGACATAACCAGATCCGCCAAAGCCCCAGAACGATAACCCGTCGCCGACGTAGGCCTGGCTGCGGCTGTCTTGCAGGTAGAACTGGTCGTCCATGGATTATCTCCAGTCAGGCGCCGCCCTCCGTGACCGGTGGTGGCAATTTGGTTTTGGTTGGGGTATTACAAGGGGCCTGCATCCGGCCGGCATTTTTGTGAGAGCTGTTATGTCTATCGAGCCAACCCTGCGCACCAACTACGAGGATTACCTCAATCACGAGATAAGAGTTGAAGTGTTCGGTCCAGTGAAGACAAATCGCCAGGACACTAACTGCTCAATGACCCACTATGTGGCCAAACTCGCGATTTTTGAGTCTGGCTCAGAGGTCAATGGGACACGTGAATTGCTTCAAGAGCAGTACAGAGATATGAACGAGGCGGAGAGCGCCGCTTTTGCCAGAGGCCGTGAAATAGTTGGCCGGGTAATGGTGCTTTAGCCAAACGCTGTTGTTGGGTACCGTGAGAGGCGGCTGATCAGTCGTTATCGCCGTCGTCAGCGGCGTTCATTTGGAGCGATTCGGCAAAGCCTGCTTGCCGTAATTTGCGCGCCACGTTTTCGGATATCTGGTAACCGTGGCGCTTAATTTCGAAGAGTGGCGCTGACTTCTCGGCGCCCAATGAATGGACGTATGTGATCAGTCGCCAGATCGTCGCCCGATCCTTCGTCTCGCCGAGTTCGGCGGTGGTTGCCGCCAGCCGGTCGCGCATGGCCTGCCGGAAGTAGTGGCGGATGATTTCCGTCGGACCTTTAACCTTTGGCGGCGCCGGCGGCATATCCTCGGGCCGGCCATTCAGCACAAGCAGTTGCACCGCCTCGCTGACTTCTTTGATTTCATGCCATAGCATCAGCTCGTCGAGCATCTGCCGGGTGCCGTACGGGACTGTGTGCCGCAATTCCTGCTCGCCCAGTTCCTGCCGTTTCTCGGCAAGCCTGGCCGTTCGTTCTTCCTGGGTCACAGCCATTCGCTACCTCTTCGATTTCGCTGGCCGTCAGTACGAGCCAGGTTTGACGTTTGCTTTGCTGGGTGCGGGCTATGCGGCGCATGAATCGACCTCCACCTGGCGCCAGGCGCCGACCGAAGTCAGCAAGGATGACAGTTGCGCCTCGGTTACCGTCTTTTCGCCAGGCACTGCCAGCCACCCCATACCTACTCGGTGATTCGGGTTGCAGTCGGCCTTCACTTCTTCATAGAAGTGCTCAAGGACGTCCGAAAGCCTTTCCACCAGGTGCACGCCGTCAGGTCTGATGTCGATCGATTTCATGTACTGGGCGCCATCTTGGCGAACACAGATGCTGGCGATGTATATCGTCCAGCGGTGTGCAACATCGCAGAGCGCGTCGGAAACCGTTCTCGAAAGAATCTGCTTTCCGTTCTTCCAGTTGATCATCACCTGCAGGCCGCTTGGATCGATGTTGATGACGGCAGCATGGTTGGTGTTGATCAGGGCCCGCATGCTGCGTTCGATCTGAACGCGCCGATTGCACGGCTTGCGCTTGCTCATAAAGCCTCCGCGAGTTTGCGCAGCGCCTTACGTTCTGCCGCTGTGATAGGCGGCTTGCGGCGCTTGAGGATGGTTTCGGGATCGATCTTGGTGGAGCGCTTCGGCGGTGGAGGGTTAATCGCCGGGCTTTCACCCAGGTAGATCGTTCCGCCAGCCGCCAGAAACTGCGCCGTGCGCTCCGATATTGACTCGGCGTGCTGACGCTGCTGCTCAACCAGGTTGAGGTGATTGCTGACGTACATGCCGACCTCACTTGATCCGGATCGAACTGTCGCCGCGCTCCAAGTGAGCCCAGGTAGGTTCGGGTAAAAGTTCGTGTTCAGCGTCTTCACCGGCTGCCATGCGCTTGCGCACCGCTTCGTTATGCTCGCGTATCTCCTTGAGCTTGGCGGCAATGGCCTTTTTATCCGGAGCAATGCTCGACTTCACAGTGGTCAGTTCGTCCGGCACTGCATCTTCGTTGTCCACGATCACCCGCTCGCTGCCCATGGCCAGCGTGATGGTGAAGAGCGGACGCTTGATCGACTTGATGTTTGCGGCTTCCATGTTGCGGCGCAGGTAGTCGCCGATCTGCGACACGCTGTTGGACTTGATCCGCTTGAGTTCAGCCAGGCGCTCGATTTCGTTGTCGATAGCCGTCACGTCGCTTTCAATGTTCCGGCGCAACTTGACGATCTTGTCAGCCTTATCGTTGAAGTCGCCTTGCACTTCGTCCATGGCGTGCTGCAGGGCCTCTTTCAGGCCCTCATCATCGGTATCGGCCATGGCCTGAAGTTCGGCGAGTTTGCCGGTGAGTGCGTAGAGTTGGGTCATGCTGCGGCCTCCGTGCCTTTTTCAAGCACAGCTTTGCGCTCCTCGAATGCTCGAGTGATTCGCGCGATGAAGGTGGGTTCGTTGCGACGAGTTGCCTCGCGGATGTATTTCACGTTCAGAAGCTTGAGTTCGTGAGTCGTGACGGCCTTGCCAATGGTTTCGACCGCTGAGGCAAGCCAGTCGACACGCTCTTGTTTTTGGCGAAGTATCTCGGCGTCCTTGTCCTCGGCTTTTTCAAGCTTGAACTCTTCGGTGATGGTGTCGACGTAGGTCGGATCGTCGAACATGCCCATGTAGATGTCGGCGGCGAACCCCAACGGCTGCAGGCATTTACCGATGGCGTCCGTCAGCGATTTTTTCGCTGCGTCCCAGTCAGTAAGAATCTTTCCCTGCTGCAGGTAGATAAATGGCGTATGGCCGTAGTGCTGAACCGTGCATTTTTGCCCGGCGTTGCCCAGGTACCAAAGCTCGATTTTTACGGTGTGCAGCTTCGCGCAGATCATTGGAGCCTCTGGCCACTCTTTAGTGGGCGCCTGAAGCGGTGCACCTTCGTCAAATCGATCCTCAAGGACATTCCAACCCCAACCCTCACCGCATGGTCCGAAAATCTCTGTTGCCTTGCGCATGAGGTAGGTTGGCCTGATCGCAGTGCCCTTAAAGCCACCCGCGCCAGTGTATTTTTTAGTAGCGTCAGGGTCGGTTGTGTTGACCTGGTCCCAAATTCTCGTGTTCTCGGACATTACTTATTCCTCCAGCCGTCAGCGCGCTTGACCAGTTCCTTGAAGGCAGTCGACGGCAGCCTGCTCATGTATTTTTTGTTGTCGCGATACCATTCTTCCAGGGCGGTTTTGGGCGTCTGGATGGCAACGACGTGGGAGACCTGTTGCTTGTACGAAGTCGAGTTTGAAACCTGAGAGTGGAAGGTCCGGCTCACCACTACGGTGTTGGTCATTCCCTGCTTGACCAGGTTGTTCAGTTCTTCCTGGGATTGAACGGCAATGGCACCGGGGTGCTTCTGCTGGAACAACCGGTAGCAGGCCTCCCGTACAAGCTCGGTACTGCCGTACTCGACATATTCAACGTCAGGAATACCAGCCTCGATCTTCTCCGCCACCTCATCCAAGCGCCCGGTGTCAATCCACGCGTTTTTCGACACCTGTTTCAAATCCCATCCGCTAACCGTTTGGCGGTCTCGCTCAAGCTGCAGATGCTCGGGGAGAATGTCATAGCCGTAGGTCAGATCGGTGTCGCATACGAAGAGGGTGCCGACGTACAGCTTGCCGGGCCGGGATGGCAGGATATGGCCGTATTTGGTACCGATGACGTCGCTCATCGGCGGCTGCATACGCAGGCACATGTTCCGGATTTCCGTTTCGTCTTCCTCGGAGAGGCCGGAGACAACGAACTCAACGCCCTGATTCTGCCTATGTGCCGGCGTCTCGTTGATGCACAGCACCTCCGCGTCGAACTGGTCGCTATGCCGGAACTCAGGCACCCACTGCTTATTGCCATTCCAGACCTTCACGTCGTACCCGTTCCGGGTCAGTACCAACAGGGCGATTTTGTAGCCCTCGCCGAAGCTGCCGATGGCATCGGGGCGGTCGGACTTAGACGTGCTGCCTAGAACCAGGGTGCTGGCCTCCAGCCTTGCAAAGCGGCTGGTGATGAACAGCTGGCCGTTGGCGAAGGCGTATTCGAAAGGCGACTCGCTATCCAGCGCGTTCTGCACCAACTCCCGGATGGCTTCTTTCAGGCCCCAATGGCGGACGTAATCGCGGGACAGGGGAAGTTCGTAGGACTTGGACCGGATGCGATCTGCAATAGCTGCGAGCATGGCAATACTCCCGCGCCATCCTTGCGGGGCGCTGTGATGTGTTGGTTATTGAGTGATTCGATCAGCGAGGGCGCTGAGCAACATCAGAAAGGTGCAGACGGAGAGGGCAGAGAAGGAACCGCGCCAGATCAGCATGCGCCTGGTGCGCTGGTGGGGAGTCAAGGCCGAACCCTCACCGCGATGCGACCACCCTTCAGGGTTGGCGCCAGGCGCTGTGGCAGATCCCGCACCAGGTCTTCACGCTTGCGGCCGATGAGCTCGTTGAAGGGAAGGCCGAAGCCCAGGATGGCAATGCGGCGCTCGATGTCGTCGAGCTGCTCGTCGATCAACGATTTAACCGGTGCCTTGGTCATGCAGCCTCCTTGCGGTGCCTGGTGATTTTCAGCAGGCGCTGGCAGTAGTGGTTGAATTCTTCGACGGTGATCGCGTCGCCGGTGAGCATGTTGGTGATCATCCGCACCACGAAGGCTTGGGCGCCGGGCTCACTGCTGGGATGCTCAAGTGCTTCAAGTGCCTCATCGATCAGGATGTGCGGACTCATAGGTCGGCATCCACATCGTCTTCGCGCTCTTCCCGTTCTGCTGCTACTGCGTCTTCGGCATACGGTCTCAGCAGCGCTGCAGCGATCTTCTCGACCGCTTCAATAGGGCGTTGATGGCCCAGCAGGTCGGCTGCGTGTGCCCGAGCATCGCTCTGGCTGCCGAGCATCGCCGACAGCAGTAGGCGGGCAAACGAATCACGCTCGTCCAGGCCGTCGATCTGGCGCTGGTTCAGGTAGCCCTGCAGGGCCGTGCAGAACCGGTCGAACGTCACCACCTGCGGCTGGCCGTAGCGGCGCTTCCACTTGATGTCGACGCCGCACACCAGGCGCTCCGCCGAATGCTCAAGCCAGTCCGTCACCTCGTCGCTCTCGCTGACCTCTGGAGGCAACTGAGCGTCGTAACGCTCCTGGCAAATCTTCAATGCTGCGTTCATGGTCGCCTCCAAGGTGGCGGGTTGTTCACCTTTATTCGTCAACACTCATGCCTCCCGCTGGTTGCCGATGGGCGCGGGGGAGGAGTGCTGACGTAATAGAGGTGGGAAAGGGAGGACAGGTCATCCAACTTCGTTGAAGCTGCGCTTTTATTGCGGGGCAGTTGAGTGTACTGATAGGCTCAAAACAGCGATGTGCGAGATCGCACCGCCAAATAGCGAGATTTTTGAATGTTCAGATTTTTTCTAGCCACTATTTTTTCATTTGTTTTTCTCGGCGTAATTTCTGGTTGCTCTTCCACTGCCGAACAAGAAAAAACACTGAGCGCCGGGCTCGTTGCGCATTTGAATAAATTCAAGACGTACCCGATCGCCTCGCAACTGGCCGGGGTTGAAGGGACAACCCAACTGCGCTTTACGATAGATGGCGACGGAAATGTCGTTTCTTATGAGCTGGTACAAAGTTCAGGCAATGTGGACTTGGACGCGGCCACTCTAGAATTAATCCGTCGCGCCCAACCACTGCCGAAACCACCAGCCGATTTAATGAAAGACGGCCCAATTACGATCATTGCCCCTTTTATCTACTCCCTAGACGGGAATATCTGAGCAGGACTTGCAATCCGCCGCCGTCACTCGATGACCGTCTTCGCATTCAACGACGGAAACGCTGCTGGTGTAGCCACGTTCAGCGTTGAGCCTGTTTGTCTCGCTGATACAGGCGGCCAGGCTCTTGTCGGAAAATACCCGAAGTTCGCCGCGCAGGGTGATGTGGATGACTTTGTTCATGGTCATGCTCCGGGTTGTTTTCCCAATGCCCACCGCTCTGGATGGGCATCAGTGAAAAGGTCCGCACTCAAAAGAAAACGATGCAGCAAGGTCCGTCGTAGCCTTCTTCGCATACAAATGCCTGGGCCTGCCCGGTAGACACCGTCCAGTCTTGAACGTAAATGGTGCCAGCGAAACGGCTTTTGATCATGATTTGCATTTTCTTTTCCTCGTTTGATTTTCCGGATGACCCTGTCGCCAAGGTCATCGAGGAAATCTGTGGGGCCCAGGCCCGCTACTGGCGACGGCCTGGGGTTGTTGCGTCAGCGGTGTTGGCCAATTACCCGCTGCTGATTGCAGGGCTGGCCGGTCGTCTTCGGTGTGGGCTTCGAGCTTCCTACTCACAGCGTCAAACAGCATCTGTTCGCCGTGGATAACAGGTCCTTACAACATGCACGCTACAGCTCTGAATGCCCTGACTGAATGGGGCAGGGTGCATGAGGTCCGGCGCGCCCAGCCGAAGCTATCGGGCCCGCTAATTTTTGAATCTGTTCTTGCTGCCGGTGTTACTCGCCACCGCCGGCTGGGCGATTACTTTTGATCGTGCGCCTTGATTACCACCTGGACTTAATCCAGTTCGCACCCGTTGTGTCACCTATCCGCGCCTTGCCAGTGCAAACCCCTCATCTTGGGATCTGGTAGGTGGCGGAATCAGTGCAACCCTCTGTTCGTATCTGCGTGGCCGGTCCGGAGTTTCGGTTGGCTGACGCGCTACGTGACTTTGAGCTGGCAGGGTTCTCCCTGCGATATCCAGTTCCAGAGCTGGCGTGGCATCGGCTGTTTGTTGCTCGCAGTTACCGGATCGGGTCCGGGGTAGTCGATGGCGAGGATCCTGAGCTTTTAAAGAGCGGTTCGCAGCGGCTGTGTGTTGCTGCGATGAAGTGAATATAAGCCCGCTTATTTTATTCGTCAATAAGCAGGCTTATATATTTTCCTGCGGGCGATAAAAAGCCCGCTCAGTGGCGGGCTCTTTTATGAGTCGCAGTACTCGTGCCAGCCGATTCTGACGGTGCCTCCATCCAAATGCTCAACCCTAATACCGGCCGTGTCACCGATCTCCTGGATTACCTGGTGCCAGGCTTCAGGGCTTTCATCGTCGCGCCTGGAGACCTCAACCAACTGAATCCGCTGTACCCGCGGAGAGGCGATCAACCGTTGCAGGCGATGGCCCACAAGTTCGTAGGAGTTTCTCGATTTTGGTGTGGGGTAGGGTGCCTGGATCATGCTTCGCTCCTTGCGAATGCTGTATTTGTGTACAGTATTGGTGGTGACATATCTTGGCAAGAGGGCGGCAGCAAGTTTCATGCACAAATGCATATTTCGCACGGCGGAGTCTTTTCGGCAGGCATGAAAAAGCCCGCGCGTAGCGGGCTGTGCTTGAATGCATGGAGCCAAAGCTACTTGCCGGAAGAGGCCCACCGAGCCAGCGTCCAATAGGTTGACTGACCAATCCTTGGCTCCTTTGCGTACTCTGTAGGGCGCTTCAAGCCGACCTGCATAAGATCGTCTCGCACCTGCAGGACAGTCCAGCGAATATCCCTCGCCAAGTCCTTTTGGTGGAAACAATTTTCCCCCGAGGTTCTGTCAGCCCAGGCGGTGAATTCTGACTGGTTATAGTGAAAGAGGGATTGATTGAAATCGGTAGCGGAAACGCAGCCAAAAGCTGAGCCGTCTAAAATAACCAGGTCGTCGGCTGATGCACGAAAGGTACCGGGCGCGGCAATGTGTGAGGCTACATTCGCCACCGGGAGCAAACGGTACGCGATCGCACCGATAATGATTGCCACGAGACCAGAGCACAGCGCTACGAACAGCGCATTATTGCCAGCTGCCGAAGCTGCTCCCGAAATTACTTCTACAGACTCCGTGACAGGACTCTGACTTTCTTGGTTGATGGGCCCTGCGTTATCGTCAGGCAAAACATCGGCGCCGCAATGTTTGCACTTTATTGCTGCGCGCTTGATGGTCTCGGCGCACATTGGGCAAATCCTGTCAGAAGAGGCGCCGATCTCAGAGGGCAGCTTTTGTTCTGTATTCGCCGAAACCGACCATACGAGCGCTGCCACCCATCCAAGTGCTGTCCAGCCTAGCAACAGGTTCATCAAAAAAAATCGAGTTGCCGTTGCGATGCTTGCGCTTTGCAGCCACGAAGGTGGGCGTGAAATATATGACGAAGGCAGCCATTAGAAGCACAAAGCCGGCCAGTGGACTTCCACTATCCATACCAAAAAACTAGTCCATTGAATTGAGTTAGCACTTTATCATTCGTGGCGTACAGCCACCATTGGCGGCGTACGGATTCAGGTCGGGTAGGGGAGATACAAGAAGCCCGGCGCTGGACCGGGCTTTTGATCAGGAGCAGGTCCCGCCCTTATGGTGCGATCCTGTTCCACCTGTTGGGTGAGTGCCTTTTGGACACGCCGAGGCAGAGAAGGAAGCTATCGAAAGCAGGGCTACCAAGCCAATTACAGCGAATTTTTTCATAGAGCCTCCATGCACTGCGGAATGCAGTATCAGGGCATCGGCGTGTCGAGATATTGCTTGAGTGAAGAAATTCGGTGAATTCAGAAGGACGATGCAATCGCCTGAGCCAGTTGCATGTCGCTCATCAAAGGCGAGCTGTAGGTCGCCCTGTAGTACCTGGAGGCTTGCTCAAACTGAGCGCCGCGAATTTCGCCGTCTGATCCTATGAATGCAAGCGCATCAGTCTTTGCTGATTTGAGTGGTTTTTGCGAATCGTCCGACGTATAGCTCGGTAACGTCGTCAAAGCGGTTGGCAAGATTGATGTGTAGGTCATCACTTTATCGAACGGGGTGGCCTTTTCATTCGCCGTTACGTGGTTGCCGATCAGCACCATCGCAGCGATTGCCAGAGTCTTCCATGTGTCCATTCTTCGATACTTCCATTGCGATCAGAGGGCGCCACCATAGCAAAGCAAGGGGCTTGCCAGAAACAAGAGGCCCGGCGCTGGGCCGGGCTTAACCTATTCCGGGCTTTATCAGACAACCCTGAGACGAGGAGGCGTTATCGGACGGTTCGGCTCGGGTTGCTCTCCTAGCACCCCTTGGAGAAGAGAGTCCATCTCATCGAGAGGAAGGTTAAGTTGATCGGCAATCGACTCCTTCGTATAGCGATCCTTCCAAAGCTCTTCAAGCACTTTTCGCCAAAGCACAGAGAATTCCCTATCCATAGATTGGGGTTCCTTTGTTCTATAGCCAGCTATTGCAATCTGCTTGCAGATCTCTCTGTAATGCCAATCAGATAAAATATTTACATCCCTAAGGCTCCGAGCCAAAGCAGGTACAGAAACTCCCCATCTTTTCTTGCTGGCGATAATTTGTGAAATGGATCTTACTGAGGGAAGATTTGCAATCAAATCTTCCCTGGGTATCAACAGGTTAGACGCAAATGCGTCCGCATCTCGCTCAACATCAGAGCCTTCAGTATAACCATGCGCATGCATTAGCAAATGGCCCAGCTCATGAGCGGCGTCGAACCGGCTGCGTTCTGACGACTTTATGGTATTCAAAAAAATAAATGGAGTGCCATCTCTCCAAAATGAGAATGCGTCAACGTCACGACCTTCCGACAAAGTGAAGATCCGAACACCTTTAGATTCGAGAAGCTTGATCAAGTTTGGTATAGGACGGAACCCAAGGCCCCAATGACGCCTAATTGATGCTGCAGCTGAAACTGGATCTTCATCTCTTAGATCGAGTAGGTCTTGTGTGGGAAGATTAAATTTACTTGCAACCCAGTCGTTGAATAGATACCCAAGCGCACCGCTGGCTAATGCCGCGTCTGTTTGTTTGGCAGTCATTGATTTTAGACTACGAAAACTTACCTGCTTGCTATGTAGCTCATCTACATCGTCAAGATAAAAGAACTCAACTGGATACTTTAAAGCCTTCGCTATTGCGGCTACTGTTTCTGTTGAGGGTTCAATGGTAACCCCTTTTGCTATCCTAGAGAGTGTGACTTGAGTAACTCCAGACAGCTCTGCGAGTTTTTTTTGCGTAAGCTGCCTGCGCTTTCTAGCGAAGTCGAGCCGTGAAAGATTGAGATTCGCCATCTTTATTTTTTCGAAATCAGAATTTCTGGCTCATCGACAATGCCTTCCGCCGCGGGAGCAGTCGCGAATTCCAGCAGGTCGATATCTTTATCAGCAACAAAAATTCGGTCAAAGAAACCTACGAAGTGATCTTCTGTGAATGGTTTTGGCCTGGATACCTCAACCTCCAATCGTTTTGCGTTAGCCGATACGCAAACGAACCATACCACCGGAAAGCTACCATCCGGACGACTGTCCACAACATCAGCCCTAGGGAAGAGACTTTGCGCATGAGGGGCAGCTACTAAATCACGTGTAGCCTCTCCTTTAGGTGAAATCGCTTGCGGCTCGATATCCTTGCAAGCGTGATCTACGTTTTGAAAACCCAGCATGATCCCAAGGTCGTCATTAACTACAATCTCGATATTTCTGAAGTTGCCAGTTCTCCAACCGCTAGGAAGTGTCTCTAGGCGGAGGTGCCGAATCCCGGCCTGATAAGCTTGAGTACCAGGGAAGTTGACTGGGTCAACCCCTTCTAGGTATTCGGATCGAGCGCTCGCTGCTGCCATACCAATTTTGATGATCTGGTCAGAGGTGAGACCCAGGGCGTCAAGGCTGCGCTTAATATCGTATGGCTGGTCGATAATACCGAGAGCATGATTGGACATATTTTCACCTGATGTTAATTTTTTCTTCCTACATTGTAGGTTAAAAAAATTAACATGCAATGGCTGGTCGATGAGCGCGCAGGCCTTTCGGATTTACTTCAGTGATCCTGTCCGACCACAGTCGCCTCAAAAACGCGCGCCATAGAAGTGATTCAGCGCTATCAGTTCAACCACAGCCACGAAAACGCAGAGCACAACGAAGCCAGGGCTGAAGACCCGCTTGCGGCCGGATGAGCTCCAGCTAAGACCAGCTGCGTCGGAGTAGCCGGGGATCATCATAAGCAACGCCAGGCAAGCAATTACCCCAACCTTGCTCCAGAAGGACCGCTCTCGCCATGAGGTCGAAGGTTTTCCAAGGGCGGATGGCATCAGTAAAATTTCTGCAGCGCCTGCACAACCACGCCCACGATCCGGCAGTTCTCGTCCACCGCCTCGATCGGGTAGCTGGGGTTCAGCGGCTTCAGGAACAGTCGACCGCCATCGCTGACCAGCTTCTTGAACGTCGCTTCGTTGCTGTCTGGCAGCTTGGCTACCACCAGCTTGCCTGGGGCGACTTCGGCCTCAGTGTCCACCAGGATCAGAGTGCCTTCAGTGATGCTCTGACCGGCGGGCGCCGTCATTGAGTCACCTTTCACCTTCAGCCAAAACGCTGTGCCCTTGGAGTCGTACTCCGAAAACTCATAGCTGTCAGAGAATCCGGCCGGGTAGGGCTCAACAGCCTCCGCCCAGGCGCCGGCGGCAACCCAGCTGATTACGGGGTAGCGGAATGATTTGGTGGGCTGCGCGGCAATAGAGATATTTGACTCGGCAGCGCTTACACCTGTCATTGGCCCGGTATTTTCGGAGAGCCAAATAGCGTTCACACCACACACATGGGCGATCTTCGGCAGGTGTGCGCTTTGAAGGTTCTTTCCGGTCTCCAGCTGGGAGATTACCGGCTGCTCAACACCCACTTTTAAGGCGAGCGCCTTCTGCGTCAGCTTGGCGTGATTGCGTGCGGTTTTGATTCGTTCGGCGAGTGTGCTCATCAGCTGGAATTTATAAGTTCCCTTATCGGCTTGCAAATAAGTTTCCTTCTACTTAGGATATAAGCAGGCTTATCAGGAGGGTGCTCTTATGACCCCTATCGAAAGGCTCGTCGACTTCTTCGGCGGGCAAACCAAAACCGCTATAGCGCTCGACGTTTCTCAAGCCGCAGTTTCGTACTGGGTTGCCGGGATTCACCCGATGCGCGCCGAAAAGGCTTTCAAGGCAGAAGAGTTGACCGGTGGAAAAATCACTGCTCGCGAGCTTTGTATTCCCGGAAAGGACGCCCAATCCGCCGCCTGACATCTCTGTCCGCCGTTCCATTGAGCAAATGATCGCCTCTGCACCTGCAGGGCGCCACGTAAAGAATTTCGAGGTGTTACATGCAGGACTTGATGAAGGCGATCTATGACGTTGTGGACGACCACGGGGCAGGGCGGATTGCAGAGGGCGCTAGCTTCTGTTCGAAGACGCTGCTTTCCCAAAAGGCGAACCCTGACTACGACAGCCACAAGCTGAACGTCCAGGAGCTGCACCGGATTATGAAGTTCACCCAGGACTTCCGCCCACTGAAGGCTTGGGCCGAGGCTTTCGGCTTCGACTTGGTACCGAAGGACAAGCCAGAAGGAATCAACCTCAACACCGCGCTACTGCGCTTGCACACCGATCTGGCTGACGTGACCCGCCTTGCGTTCGACGCCCAGGCCGATGGCCGCGTTTGCACTCGCGAGAAGTCCGAGCTGCTCAAGGAGGCAGAGGAAGTGATCGTCAGCCTGGAAGTATTCAAGCAGTCCGTGAAGGCGGCCTGAATTACAGACACAAAAAAGCCGACGTACGAGGTCGGCTTTTTCTACAGCAGTAAACAACTGGAGCGAATCATGCACCAACACACCGAATCGATCAATAGCCCCAGCGTTCCGGCGCCACGATTTTCGCAATCTGAAAACGTGGCGCGGACAATGTCGTCTCGGGAAATCGCTGAGCTTACCGGCAAGCGCCATTTTCATGTGACGACAGACATCGAGAGGATGCTGACCGAACTGAAAGAAGATGCCACAGGTTTTCGTGCCATCTACCTGGACAGCATGAATCGTCAGCAGACGGAGTACCTGCTCGATCGCGAGCACACCGACTGCCTGCTGACCGGTTACAGCGCCGCTATGCGCATGACCGTGATTCGCCGCTGGCACGAACTGGAGTCGCAGGTGGCTCAGACTCAACCGCTTTCCACCATCGAAATCCTGCAGATCGCCATGGAGTCTGAAAAGGCCCGCTTGATGCTCACTGCCCAAGTTGAGCAGCAGGCCACGAAGATCCACTCCCTGGAGAACCTCTTCAAGGAAGGCATGACACACACCCAATTCTGCAAGGGTCTCAATGGCGTCAATGTCATGCAGGTGGGTAATTACCTGGAAGAGCGCAGTTGGCTCTACAACGAGAGCAAGTCCGGTACCCGTCACCGTGTTGGCTCGTACGCCCGCGACAAGTACATGACCGAGCACCAGGTCGAAGTCACCCCGCACGGGAAAGATCCGTTTATCTCCTACACGCCCGTTCTGTTGAAGAAGGGCGCCGCACGCCTGTACGACCTGTACCTGGCCGGCGAGCTGCCCATGAAGAAAACCTGGGACGGCCTGTTCACCCACGATAAAGCAGTGCGAGGTGCCGCTTGAGCATGGGCCTTATGGTAGCCGCGATGAAGCTTCGCGTCGGCAACCCATTGCGCAAGCTAGTGCTGATCAAGCTGGCTGACAACGCCAGCGACGTAGGCGAGTGCTGGCCGTCCTATCAGCATATTGCCGATCAGTGCGAGATCAGCAAGCGCTCTGTAATGAACCACATCACCGCGCTTTGTGAGGCAGGACTGCTGCGCAAGGAAATCCGAAAGGGTGGCCCGAAGGGGAACTCATCGAACGTTTACTTCCTGACCCTGGATGGTGGTGGTGCACCTCCTGCACCAGGGGTAGTGCAGCAGATTCACCAGGGTAGTGCAGCAGGTTCACCCCCTAGTGAATCTCCTGCACCAGAGGGTAGTGCAGCAGCTGCACCCAGAATCAGTAACTCTCTTGAACCAGTCATAGAACCGGTCATTGAACCAATTACGCCCCAGGCTACCGCCAAGGTCGTGACGGGACAGGTCGTGCCATTCGTTCCCCAGCAACCACGAGTTGAGATTCCGGCCGACATGCCGGGGCCGAAAGACCAGACCTGCAAAACCTTTAAGGTCTGGGCGAACTACGCCATGGCCTACCGCAAGCGTTACGGCGCCTGGCCAGTGTGGAACGCAAAGATTGGCAAGCAGATGGCGCTGCTGGTTGACCGCCTTGGTGCTGACGTCGCCCACCACGTCGCCGCCCACTTCCTGAAAGCCAGCGATGCCGCCGTTCTGCGTAAGTGCCACAGCGTCAACGAGCTGCTGGTCAACGCCGAGAGCTATCACACCCAGTGGGTGACCGGGCAGCGCGTCAACGGCACAACTGCCCGCCAGATGGAACGAACCGAGGCCAACCTGTCCGCAGCGGAGCAGGCCGCTCAGATGGTTCTGGCCAAACGCCAAGCAGGTGACCGCAATGAATACCTCTGAAATGAATGATCAGCAGGTTGCCGGGCTGGCCGCTGCCATCTGCGCAACCGCCGAGGCCATGGGGCAGGAAATGAACCCAGGCACCGCCGCGATGATGGCTGAAGACCTCTGCGCCTACCCGGTGCCCGTCGTCAAAGCCGCGTTGAAAGCATGTCGCTTTGAGGTGAAGGGCAAGCTGGCTATGGCTGACATCCTGCAGCGTGTTCAGACCTCCGACGGACGCCCGGGCAAGGACGAGGCCTGGGCCATCGCCATGACTACCAACGACGAATTCGAAACCGTGGTGCTGACCGACGAGATCCAGCTTGCTCTGGCCGCTGCGAAACCCATCTTGGATGGCGGTGACAAAATCGGCGCACGCATGGCGTTTATTGACGCCTACCAGCGGTTCGTGGGCCAGTCCCGTGAGGATGCGACGCCGGTCAACTGGCACGTTTCCGTAGGCTTCGACGCCAACCGCCGAATCCAAGCTGTGACCAAGGCGATGGAGCTGAAGCGCATTCCGCGCGAACACGGCCAGAAGTACCTGGCAGACCTTAGTGTCGAGCCTGTCACCGAAGACGGACGCGCTATCGCAGGTCTGCTCACAGGCAACGTCACCCGGCCAGAGCCGGCGATTCGCCAGAAGCTGGAGCTGGTGAGGAACTCGATGATGGAAATGCGGAAGGCCAGTGCTGAGCGGAAAACCGAAATGCGGATTGATGCGGCAAATGAGTTAGCTGATCGCCGCGCGCTGCTGATTAAGCAGGCCCGGGATCTGGAAGCGAAGAGGGCAGCGCAATGACCAAGCCAGCCAAACCCCGACCAATGCCCGTGTACCTGGTGCTGCGCCGATTGGTAGATCCAGCCACCGGCAAGGAGGTGGCCGCTTTTGTGCCGTCCTCCGACGCTGATCGGTCGATCCTTCGCGAGCGGGATTTCCGCATCAACACCAAGATCCGCGCCGACCTCAAGCAGCCGCGCAACCCACGGTTCAACGGTTTGGTTCATGGCTTGGGCCGGGTGCTGAGCCAGAACATAGACCGGTTTTCCGGCAAGCAGTCCCACGACGCGATCAAGGCCCTGCAACTGGAGTCTGGCGTCTACTGCGACGAGGAAGCATTCGACATACCTGGCCTGGGCCAGCTCACCCGCAAGACGCCGCGCAGCCTTTCATACGACTCGATGGGGGAGGAGACATTCCAAGACTTCTGGCGCCAATGCTGCGCGTACCTGGTGCTGCATGACTGGCCGACGCTTACCGAAGAGCGCCTGACCGAAATGGCAGAGTTCGAAGCATTCAAGGAGGCCGCATGAGGCGCACCCCGCTACAACGCAAAACCCCGCTCAAATCTGGCGCACCACGCCGCAAGCGCTGCCCGGAGTGCCGGGTGATGTTCGTGCCTGCGCGCAATGGGCAGGCAGTGTGCGGCGAGATCAAGTGCGCCATTGCTCATGGTCAATCGGAGAAGGGACGGGCAGTCGCCGGGAAAGCCCTGGCGGATGTAGGGCGTCGCGAGATCAAGGTCCGCAAGGAGAAGCTGAAGACCCGGGCGGCTCATCTGCGCGAAGCCCAGGCCGCAGTGAACGAGTACGTTCGCCTGCGTGACGCGCACCTGCCGTGCATCAGCTGCGACTCGACGCCGAACGACAACGACCTTATGACCGGCAGCCGCTGGGACGCTGGGCATTACCGCTCCGTTGGTGCCTGCCCGGAACTGCGCTACGAGCCGCTGAACATCCATCGTCAATGCGTGAAGTGCAACCGCAACCTGTCCGGCAATGCGGTGGAGTACCGCATCCGCCTGGTGCAGCGCATCGGCGCCGAGAAGGTGGTCTGGCTGGAAGGTCTGCACCCAGCCTGCAAGTACACCGTGGATGAGATCAAGGCCATCAAGGCCAAGTACCGGGCAATGACCAAAGAACTGAAAAAGGAGCAAGCCGCATGACCTATCGCAACGTTGTTTCAGCAGTAGTTCGAGCCCTCGCGGCCGAGACCATCAGTTCCGCCGGCGGCTGTGACTTCGAGCCCAAGGTGCAGTGCGCCAAGCAGAAGGGGGAGATCGTCGGTAAGGAGGCCGCTTTTCTCCAGGACTGCTGGGTGTTCGGCCGGCTGCACAAGGCTCTCACCCCGGCGCACTGGCGAGTACTCGTGGCGAAGTATTCCACCCATGAGGAGCGTAAGCACGGCGCAATTCTGGAGCTTCTGCACTCGGTGAAGACGCCGGCCCCGAAGCGCTTCCGTGAATGCGCCGTGCTCACTTGGGCTATCCCGCAAGTCGCCGGTGCCGAGGGCAAGCGTTCATCTGCAGTATTGCCCGCCGCATGGTACGACATCACCAATTGGGACAACGACGGCAAGCCAGAGTCAACTCGGTACCGGTGGCGTTCGACGATTCGCAAGGTGCTGGATGACCAGGTGAACGAGGCGCTAACCGCCGCTCAGGAACTACTTGATGCGGAAGGCCTAATCGAAAGTTGTGCCGCTTAGCAAATAGACATTGCAACGAATGAGAAAGTGAGAGATTATTTATTCAATCTGTCGATCCTGCGCGTTAGGGATTCGCATTGAAAGCCCAGCAAACACGCTGGGCTTTTTTGTGGGTGCCAAGTTGATGTATAGATGAGACTCAGTTTCCAGCCGGATGGAGTCTCTAATGCACGAATCTCAAGGTCAGACCAAAACTGTCGTAGAGGAATTGGATTTACTCAACGACAAAGCCTTCACAAAAACACAGTGGGAAGGGCGCCAGACTGATTGGCTATTGCAGTGGCTTGTTAAAAGCTCCAATCGAGCATCGCTAAGCATTGGTCTCACCTTATCTGTCGGTGGGTCAGTAATATCGGGCAAATTGATCCCCCACGCAGTGTATTTTGAGAGGCTTGCCGAAAGCTTTTCCGCCCCCTTCAGGGAGAAAGGTGATCACAATGCAGATGCGATCCAAGACATAATTCTTGGTTTCAATGTGACTCCCGGAGCTGAGTCTCCCGAAGAGGACGCCCCCTTCCAGTTCCTACACCTCGAAGATGCTAGAACCTACTTAGGTACATCGTCGTCAATTCCTGGCGAGACAGGCGCGCTTTGGCGCGGGAAAATTTCATCCATAGATGGCTTTACGCTTGGATTAATTAGTAATAACGATTAAGCCATATCGATATAATCGACCGTGCAACTCACCTCTTTACGTTTATCTCGGCGCAGTTGAGCTCTGCAGTATTGAAGGCCCCGCGATTGCGCGGGGCTTTTTGCATTCAGCTCCGTTGGGCTAGCGAAGCGAGGGAAGTTGAATTTGCATAGGCGACATCTGTATTTCTTAATTCAAGCGCCCTTACCCCGATAAAGCGTGCACCGGTCCTAGACCCCTTTCGCCCGCATCTGTACCAAGCGCCAAGCTCGGAAAAAGCGAAATGTACCTGCGCTGTTTCTGCCAACGAAGGTGGCAAAAACGCTATTTAAGGAATTTTGAGAACGAATTGATGGCACATTGACTCATAGTGCCGCTGTCACTTAAGCGATCTTTCCTTAGAACTTGTTGGTCACAAAATGAAGAAAATTATCCTATCGGCGTTGCTATTTTGCGCGGTCTGTAACGGCGCTCAAGCTGTAGAACTATCAGGTGCCCTCGGCGCGACTAGCCAAGGCGGCTTGACTGCCCGTACAGCACTGGGATTCAACTGGGACAAGGCATGGCTGGAAAGCTCTACAGGTAAGCTGACCGGATACTGGGACCTGGGTTATACATATTGGGAGTCGGGAAAAGAGGCTGGTGCTCGCCACTCTGTTTCCTTCTCCCCTGTGTTCGTTTACGAGTTTGGTCAAGGCGACATCAAGCCGTTCATCGAGGCCGGCGTCGGTGTTGCAATATTTTCGGGCACCAACGCTGGCGACCAGAAATTCGGATCTTCCTTCAACTTCGAAGACCGAATTGGCGCAGGCTTGAAGTTCGGTGATACGCAGAAGGTAGGTGTCCGGGTTACTCACTATTCAAACGCCGGCATCAAAGAACCGAACGATGGCATTGAGTCTTACGCACTTTTCTACAGTCATTCGATTTGATGTGCACAGGAACCCGCCACCGCGCCGGGTTTTTTATTGCCTAAATTTCCCAAAGCCCTCAGAGCCTCTGACTTGTCACGCTGATGAGAGACCTATTCAGGGCCTCGCCATCGTGCGAGGCCTTTTCGTTTTCGGCCCCACCACACCCTTCGCTCTGAGCAGGGAGTGCTGCTGGAGCCGATTCAATTCCCAAACATGCCCCACGGAGTCGAGCGCATGGAGTATCTACAGCGCCTGCTCGACAAGATCGACAGGTTCGAATTGCTGATTGCGGGCCTGATTGGGGCTGTCGTTGCGAGCTGGTGGCACAAGGACGACTTGTCTGACTGGCGCGCCTGGATGGTGTTCTTGATCACCGGGGTTGCCTGCTCGCTGTACCTGACGAGCATGGTCAGCGCCTACCTGAATGTCACGGAGCCCAAAATAGTCGCCGGGATTGGTTTTCTCCTGGGTACGTTCGGCGGCTCGCTCCTGGCAGCAATCAACCGAGCCATCAAAGCCGCTGACCTCTGGGCGCTAATTCGCCAGCGGTTCGGGGGAGGCAATCCACCATGAATCTTGAACTGATCAACTCCATCGCCTGCGGCCTTATCGCGCTGTGGGCAGCCTGGTGCGTACTGAGCGGGAAGGTGAGGGACGGCATCCTTGGGAAGCTGATCTACTCGACGATCGCCATCACCGGTTTTGTCGTGATGGTGCGCAGCCAGAACATCTTCTTCGGCCCAACTACCGCCGGACTGACGCTGCATGTCGCTCTGGCCCTGGCCGGTGCACGGCATATCTTCATGGTCACGTACTGGCAGCGGGTGAAGGTCTGGCTGTGCCGGACGCTGAACTGCGAGCACTGCCTGAACTGTAACAAGGCACCTGGCGGTGTCGAGCGCAGAGCCAAGTAATGCGAGGGCCTACCATCCCCCTGGAAACCACTGACGGGCGAGGCTTACCGTCACACGCAAAGCATGCTGACTTTGATCACACTCCAACTGCTGATCTTCGGGCGTTGCGGGTTTGCGCCACCTGAGATTTGCCGTTAAACCTTTGGCGTAAGATCGCTCAAATTCGGTATTCGCTTCTTTTGTAAGGCGCATGGCTTTCGCATAGTCCGCCTCAAGGTCATCAGGCAGCGATTCACAAGCCAGTTTGGCTTGCTGATACCTAACGGCATACATGTAGCCGTCAGTTGGGGCTTCGTCGTAGCTGTAGCGAGAGGGCTCCACAGCCATTGCTGGGCCAGCGATAAGTAAAGCGATGAGATACAGGCGTCCGTGCATGGGTTTGAGTCTCGAAAAAATCAAATTTGGCGGAGTATACCTGGCTCATCCGCGCCACGTTTTCGAATGCGCCAAATCGTGGCGCGGATTAGAGTTACCTGCTCAGTCAACCTACTTATCCATTCATACGTGCCGCCAGTAAGGCTCGCTCCTTGCTGAGAGGTTTGAGCACCGCGGGTTGCTCTCCGATTTTCATGAACAGGAAATAATGGTCCTGATCATCGTGCAGGATACGGTAGACGTCAGCTGTTCTGTCAGTGCTTGGCGAAGTCAGCTTGTCCACAATTAACGTGTAAGCGCTAACTCCCAGCTTCTCCAAAGCTGTCTGCAGCTCTGCGTCAATCCGTGATCGCCATTTTTTCATGTTGTGTCGATACGCTAGGACTGCAAGCACGATTGCCATTATTGGCATTACGCCGGCCGCGAAGACGGTAAATAACGTATCCATGATCTCTCTTTGTTAAATAAGAAAACTGTTTATGAATACCCGCAAGCTTGAAAGGCGGCAAGAGAAGGTCACGATATGATTCGACCAATGCCGCCACTATCGCTGCTTGAATTGTCCGACTTTGGTGTTCGCATTACCCCAGCTCCCGAGGTATGGGAATGGCTCCAAGCCGAGATCCTTGCCGACACCGGCATCATTCACAACGAAGACCATGCTCACCTACTGGATGCAGACATCCGGATCATGTGGGCGTCGTCGAGCTTCACCAAGCACGGCCGCACTGTCCTGGGCCAAGCCGAGCAGGTAGCGTTCCGCGCCGGTGGTTGGCAGAAAGCCCGGATGGAGCAGCAGATGCGTGACTGGTTCGGCGATGTGCCGGCTTTCATCATCACGCTGGCCGCTGACTACTGCGCCCAGTGCAGCGACCTTGAGTTTTGCGCCTTGATCGAACACGAGCTGTATCACCTGGCTCACGCGACCGACAAGTACGGTCAACCAGCATTCACCCAAGACGGTGCACCTAAGATCAAGCTGCAGGGCCACGACGTCGGAGAGTTCGTCGGGGTTGTCCGCCGCTATGGTGCGAGCCCTGACGTTCAAGCGTTGGTGGATGCTGCAAACAGACCTGCTGAGGTGGGGAAATTGAACATTGCGAGGGCCTGCGGAACCTGTCTGCTCAAGTCGGCCTGATTCCATGACAGGTATTGACGGATGACAACCATATGGCAGTACTACGAAGCGAGGTCAAAGCCTTCATCGTTCAGGCTCTGGCCTGCTTCGATACGCCGTCCCAGGTGGTAGCAGCGGTCAAGACAGAATTCGGGATTGAGATCACCCGACAGCAATGCGAAACGCACGACCCGACAAAGTTTGCCGGGCAGAAGCTCGGCAAGACCTGGGTGGACCTGTTCCACGCTGCTCGCAAGCGATTCCGTGAAGAGACAACCGATATCCCCATTGCCAATCGCGCGTACCGACTTCGCGGTCTTGGGCGGCTGGCCGAGAAGGCTGAGAGCATGCGCAACCTGGCGCTGACTGCTCAGTTGTATGAGCAGGCCGCCAAAGAAGTGGGCGATGCCTACGTGAATCGCCGCCTTGAACCTGAAAAGCCTTTGGGCTCCCACGCTGACCAGCAGCACGCCGTTGCTGAGTACACCCTGGAGCCTGATGAGAATGTCCCCGCTACCCCGTACCTATGACCCGCCGGTAAAGCTGACGCCGAAACAGGCGAACATTTACTGCTGGGGCTTCCAGCCTCAGGCGCGTTTCCGCGATGCTGTATGTGGTCGACGGTTCGGCAAGACGTTCTTGGGCAAAGCTGAGATGCGCCGCGCAGCTCGCCTGGCTGCTGAGTGGGGCGTGAGCGTCGAGGACGAGATCTGGTACGGCGCGCCTACGTTCAAGCAGGCCAAGCGCGTGTTCTGGCGCCGGCTGAAGCAGGCGATCCCTGAAGCGTGGCGTGCACACCGCCCGAACGAAACTGAATGCTCGATCACGCTCAAGTCTGGCCACGTCATGCGTGTGGTAGGGCTCGACAATTACGACAACTTGCGCGGCTCCGGTCTGTTCTTCGTCTTGGTGGATGAGTGGGCGGACTGCCCGTGGGAAGCATGGGAAGAAGTCCTTCGGCCGATGCTCTCGACCTGCCAATACTCGATACCGGGCATCGGTATGCGAAAAGGTGGTCACGCGCTGCGCATCGGCACGCCGAAGGGCTTCAACCATTGCTACGACACGTTCCTTGATGGCCGGCCAGGCCATGAGCCCGATCACAAGAGTTGGCTCTACACCTCGCTCGACGGTGGCAACGTTCCGGCTGAAGAGCTGGAAGCTGCCCGCCGCAAGATGGACCCTCGGACCTTCCGGCAAGAATACGAGGCCAGCTTCGAGAACTACCAGGGCGTCGTCTACTACACGTTCAATCGTGAGGCGAACCGAACCAGCGAGACGATCAAGCGCGGCGAGGCGCTGCACATCGGCATGGACTTCAACGTCATGAAGATGGCCGCCGTGGTGCATGTCATCCGTGACGATTTGCCATTGGCCCTCAGCGAGTTCTCCGAGGTGCGTGACACACCGGAGATGATCGAGAAGATCAAGCTTCGCTTCCCTGATCACAGCATTGCGATCTACCCAGACGCCAGCGGCCAGAACACAAGCAGCAAGAGCGCGAGCGAGTCTGATCTATCACTGCTCAGGAAGGCTGGTTTCACCGTAGTGGTGGATTCGACCAACCCCGCGGTAAAAGACAGGGTTAACGCCATGTGCGCAATGTTCGCCAACACGTATGGCGAGCACCGCTACCTGGTCAACGTTGACCAATGCCCGAAATATACGCAGTGCCTGGAGCGGCAGATCTACACGGACAAGGGTGAGCCCGACAAGAAGGCCGGATACGACCACCTCGTGGACGCCCCTGGCTACTTCATTGCCAAGCGCTACCCGATCAAAACACGCACAGGCGGAACACGCCGAATTGGAGGCTTGGCCTGATGCCAGTGCAATCGACAAACCCCGACTACGACGCGCACATCGCGGAGTGGGAGATGATGGACGACGCGCTCGAGGGTGAGTGCGCCGTGAAGCGCAACGAGCGCAACCTGCCCAAGCCGAGCGGTATGGTTGAGGCCGAGAAGATCGACGCCGCGGGCAACAAGTACCTCTACGAGAACTACACCAGCCGGGCTCAGTACGAGCATTGGGTGCGCGACTCGTTGCGTTCGATGATGGGGCTGGTGTCTCGGCTGATTCCTGAGATCGAACTACCGTCTGGCCTGAAAGGGCTGGAGGACAACGCCACAGCCGACGGCTTCGGCCTGAAGCAGTTGTTCTTCCGGATGGTGCGCCAGGCCATTTCCCACGGCCGGGTACCGCTGGTGGTGAACATCGACGAGAGCGGCGAGCCATACTTCTCGACGTACGCCACCCGCAACGCCATAAATTGGGACACTGCTGATCAGGGCGGGCGGCAGGATCTGGTCCTTTCGGTGTTCCGCGAGTTTCGCAAGAAGGGCGGCGATCGCTACAGCCACGATTGCGACACGGTTTTCCGGGAGTTCTTCATGCTGGGCGATGTTTGCTACACCTCGGTGCGAAATGAAGGCGGCGAGCTGGTCGAGGACGAAAAGCCGCTGGGCACCACCGGAACTAACAACCGCTTGGTCAAAGGCCTGCCATACCTGCCCGTGATCTACTGCGGTTCGACCGACAACTCCCCGGATGTTGATGAGGTGCCGCTGCTGACCATGGCGCGGTCCGCATTGAAGTCCTACCAGATCAGCGCTGACTACTTCAGCTCTCTGCATCAGACCAGTCACCCGCAACCGTGGGTTTCCGGTCTGGATGAGGCTGTAGAGCTGAGTGTGACTGGTCCTTCGGCAGCATGGGACCTTGGCCCAAGCGGCAAGGCTGAATATCTGGAGTTCAAGGGCACCGGCATTGAAGCCAACCGCAAAGCGATGGATGACCAGAAGAACGCCGCGCTTGAGGCAGGCGCCAAGGTCATGGACGTGGCCGGCACTGAGTCGGGCGAGGCGCGCAAAACGCGTCAGAACGACCAGCACGCCACGTTGCACAGCATCGTCATCACGGTGGCCGAGGCGGTGGAGCAAGGCTTGCGGTACGCAGCCGAGTGGAAGGGCTACGACCCCAAGCAGGTCAAGTTCAAGGTAAATCCTGAGTTCGTGACCCCGGTGGTCGACGCCCAAGTGCTCGCCGAACTGCTCAAGGGCGTGATGGCCGGCACGATCAGCGCCGACACCTACTGGCAGTACCTCACCACCGGCAAGCTGCCGGAGCGCCCATACGAAGACGAAGCCGAACTGATCAGCGATGAGCGCGAGTCGGCCGGCATCAACTTGGACAAAGACGATGCCAACGACAAACCTGGTGCAGGCGGACAGCCAACTGCTGGAGCAGACGACGCGCCACTCGGTAATGCTGGAGCGGCTTAAGGCCGGCGAGGTCAAGAAGTTCGAGAAGTACCTACGCCAGATCGATAAGCTGGTGCGGGATCAACTCACCCGCAAGGAACTGACCACTTACAGCCGGGACCGCCTTGAGCAGTTCCTGGCCCGTGTGGACGGCAAGCTGCTGGAGATCTACAAGGCCTACCGCGACCTGGTGCAGGCCGATCTGGTCGACATCGCGCTGTATGAGTCGAGCTTTGAGGCCAAAAGCCTGAGCAATGCGCTCTCTATCGACGCTGTGGTGCCGACCAACACGGTGATCCGCGCTGCGGTGTTCTCCTACCCGCTACAGGTGAAGGGCATCGACGGCGGCAAGCTGCTGAAGAGCTTCGTCAGCGGCTGGACGCGGACCGAGACGATGCGTGTCACGAACACCATCCGGCTCGGCTTCGGCCAGGGCCAGACCAATGCCCAGATCATCCAGGCGATTCGCGGCACCGCGGCGCAAAACTTCACGGACGGCGTCCTGGCGGTGAGCAACCGCAACGCTGCCGCCGTGGTGCAGACGGCAATCCAGCATGTGGCCACCACGGCACGAATGGAGACGCTTAAGGCCAACAGTGACGTGGTGCTGGGCTATCGTTGGGTGTCGACGCTTGACCGCAAGACCTCGCAACAGTGCAAGGGCCTGGATGGGATGCGCTTCGACCTTGGCAAAGGCCCGCTGCCGCCAGCGCACATCAACTGCCGGTCAACCACGGTGCCGACCACCAGGCTCTCAGAGATGTTCGCCAAGGACGCCACGCGGGCTTCGGTGGGCGACAATGGGGGGGCGCAGGTCGATGCAGGTCTGAACTACTACGAGTGGCTGGCAACGCAACCGGCGAGGTTCCAAGACCATGCTCTTGGGCCGGTCCGGGGCAAGTTGTTCCGCGATGGCGGGCTGACTCCGGAGAAGTTTGCCAAGCTGCAGCTCGACAAGTCGTTCAAACCGCTGACCCTGGCGCAGCTGAAGAACGCAGAGCCCGACATGTTCACCCGAGCAGGCGTTACACTCGGCGCACCACCAGGTTGAGATAGCACATGCAGATCATCGTTGAGGACGGGAAGGGCAGGCCAGACGCGAATAGCTTCGTGCCGCTGGAGAAGCTGACCTTCTACCGCGACTACTACGGGTTCCGGATACCTGAAGAAGAGGCTGACCAGGCCGGACTGCTGCTGCGCGCTGCGGCCGATATCAACGGTCGCCAGTGGAAGGGTCGCAAGGCCAATCCTGAGCAGGCAATGGCGTGGCCCCGCCGTGACTGCAAGATTGAATACCAGACGCTGTCCGAGACGTTCGTGCCCTTTGAGCTTGAATGGGGTCAAGTGCGGCTGGCAGTCGAGCTGTACGCTGCCGAGAAGGGCATCCAGATCGTGGAGCCAACGCATTGCACTGAGCCTAATGGCCGCCGCTCCCGGCTTAACCGCGATACGCCCGGGTTTCGCATGCGCCCGCCGCCATACGCGCCGAGCAGAACGCAATTCGCCGATTACCTGGTTATGCGCGGGCTCTCGATAGTCCGATAGAACACAGAATTCACACCAAGCCGCCCAATGGGCGGTTTTTTTATGCCTGCAAAGCGGGCCGACCAAACCCAAGGGGTGCACCAAGTGGCAGACGAAAACCAGATTGATCTTGAAGACCCGGCAGTAAAAACCGCCATTGCCGCCGCAGTGGATGCAGCCACCCTGGGCCTCAAGAACAAAAACACCGAGCTGCTAGGCTCGCTCCGGACCACCAAGACCGAGCTGGACGGCTTCAAGTCCCAGTTCGAAGGCCTGGACATCGCATCAGTGAAAGGCCTGCTTAATAAGGTTGGTCAGGATGAAGAGACCAAGCTGATCGCCGAGGGCAAGCTGGACGAGGTCATCACCCGCCGCACAGAGCGCCTGCGCACCGACTACGACACCAAGCTGGCCGCCGAGAAAGCCCGTGCCGACAAGGCTGAGCAATTCGCAGCTAAGTACAGCGACAAGGTGCTGGCCGACTCCATCCGCGCCGCAGCCATCAAGGCCGGCGCGCTCCCCGAGGCCGCCGAGGACATCATCCTGCGCGCCCGGGGTACTTTCAAACTCAGTGAAGACGGTGAGGCGATTGCCACTGACCGTGACGGCGAGGTCGTTTACGGGAAGGACGGGAAGACCCCGCTGTCGCCGCTCGAATGGGCGGAATCCCTGCGTGAAACAGCAACACACCTGTGGCCAAGGGCTCAGGGCGCCGGGCAGACCGGCGACAACGGTGGCAAGGCCACGAAAAAGTGGGGCGAGTACACGGAAACCGAACGCGCTGCGATCGCCCGTGACAATCCCGATCTCTTCAAGAAAATCCAGGCCACCAAAGGAACCTAATCCATGCCAACTACCCAATTGACCGACATCTTCGTCGGCGACTACTACGCCTCCCTGGCGCCGGTTAACAGCCCGGAAAAGACCGCTGTATACGAGTCGGGCATCGTGACTCGCTCTCCTGTGCTGGACGCGATTGCTTCCGGCAGCCAGGGCACCGCTGAGATCAGCTACTGGCAGGATCTCAACGCCGATGAAGCGCCGAACATCAGCAATGACGACCCGAATGACCAGGGCGAAGTCGGAAAGGTCACCCAGGACAGCATGCGTGCCCGGGTTCTGTACCTCAACAAAGGCTACGGTGTTACTGACCTGACCGCTGAGCTGGCGAACACCGAACCTCAGCAGCAGATCCGCAACCGCTTCGGCACCTACTGGACCCGCCAGTGGCAGCGTTACACCCTGGGCGCGGCTCGCGGCATCATCGCCTCGAACATCGCGAACAACGCCGGTGACATGGTCATCGACGCGGGCGCGACCATCAGTGCGAATGCCTTCCAGGATGCCGCGTTTACCGCCGGCGATGCGGCTGACCAGTTCGGCGCGATCGGCGTTCACTCAGTGGTGATGAACCAGATGGTCAAGCAGGACCTTATCGAGTACCTGCGTGACTCGGACGGCAAGATCATCCTGGCCACCTACCTCGGCAAGCCGGTGTTCATGGACGACGCCCTGGTGTACGGCGCGGGCAAGTACTTGTCCGTGTTCTTCGGCCAGGGCGCTTTCGGCTACGGCGAAGGCACGCCGAAAGTGCCGGTAGAGCTCGAGCGTAAGCCCGGCGGAGGTAACGGCGGCGGTGCCGAAGTGCTGTGGGAGCGGAAGACTTACATCCTCCAGCCTGCCGGCTTCAGCTGGAAGGGTTCCGAAGCTCAGAACCTCAGCCCAAACGCGACTCAGTATGCCTCCGCGGGCAACTGGGAGCGTGTATTCAGCCGCAAGCAGGTCCCGTTCGCCGCTGTGATCAGCGGTACCACCACGCCGTAATCCGGCCCACACAGCCTGGCGCCCTTATGGCGCCGGGATGCTTTTGAGGTGACTCATGAAAGTAATCTACACGGACAAGCCGGGCAAAGAGCGCGGCGTGTGCTACCGCCTGCTGAGCGAATTCTTCGGTGTCATCGGTTCCGCTACCGAGGTGGTGGTTGATGGCGATGCCCCGGACATCTTCGACGCCTACCAAGCGGCCGGCATCAAGGTGTCCGACGGCAAAGATTCAGAGATCAAAGAAACCGATCCTCTGAAAATGAAGGTCCCCGAGCTGAAAGAATGGCTGACCGAGAAGGGCATTGCCTTCGACCCGTCCGCCAAGAAAGAAGACCTGCAGGCCCTGGTGCCAGCGGAATAAGGACAAGCACATGACCGACTTCATCACCGTTGCCGATGTTGACGCCCAGCTCGGTCCTGACTGGTCCGGCACCGGTGATCCGGTCCTTGCTGTGACTATGGCAAACGCCTGGCTCACAGCCAAGATTAAGCGGGCTGTTCCTGATCCGGTTCCGACCGAGATCAAAACAGCCGGCGCCCAGGTCGCCAAAGAGGCGGCGGCGGGCACACTGTACACAGCAACACAGAAGGAAGTGCAGAGTAAGACGGTCTCGGCTCAGTCCGGGACATCGGTGAGCAAAACCTACGTGGCGGGCTCGACCGATCAGTCGGCTGGCGTGAACTTCGCCCTGGCGCTGCTAGCGCCGTGGATCAAGCGTTCCGGCGTGATGATGCTGAAAAGGATCTGATCATGGGCATGCGTGAAGAGATCCAGGCCGAATTGGCCGAGTCGTTCGACGATCCTGATGGCCTGGCAGATGCCGTCAAGCCGGTGACAGGCGTTCGCAAGGTCGCTGGCGAGTATGATCCGGACCTGGGCGGCGAAACGCCGGAGACCACCGTGACGTACTCGGGGCGCGGTGTCTTTGGCAGCTACCTGTCTAAGGAAATCGACGGTTCACTGATTCAGACAACCGACAAGAAACTGCTGGTGCTGCAAAACGAGCTGTTCGTGTCGGCGGCCGGTGTTCCGACGGCGGTACCGGCCGCTCCGGCCATTGGCGATATCGTCAACGAGCTACGGGTGATGAATGTGTCTGCGGATCCTGCTGATGCAACGTGGACCATGCAGTTGAGGAAGTGAAAGACAGCGAGAAGCTGATAGCCTCATTGAGCTCTTTTGGCTTTTTTCTCAATTTGCACGTGTTTTTGAACGCCTAATAGCCAAGCATTTCATCCAGTTGGTCAAGTGTTTCTGTGTTCACCTTTCCATCCCTGAGTTCTTGCTCAAGCACAATTAAAAGTTCGATGGTTGCGTTAGAAAGTTCCAGGTTGGAAGGTATTTTACCTGTCGCAAACGTTGTCACCCACTCTGGGTGAGATTCTCTACAGCTTGCCGAAACGGCGTCCCGGAGTTTTTTTACGCTCTGGGTAAGATCTGCGCGGTTGGCCATGTCAGCTAGCACTCCCTTCCTTGCATTCTCGATGTTTTTCGCTGCTTGTTCACCAAAAGACAGCCCGTTACTTGGGACGCTAGATCGTTGAGTATGCGGCTTTTTCATAGAGATCATTTCCTTACGCGGGGGTTCTATAAGGGGTTAGCTAAATTAGCTTTACGAATTATTAGTCGAGGCGCCAGAGGCCTCAGTCTGCATGACAACCCGATTTTGTATCAGTTGCAGGTGCGATCGTGACGAACAAATACGCTAGCATGAACGGTAGCTTCGCCGAGAACATTCGCGACTTCGCTGAGCGCGCCCAGGCTGGTATCGACGCGACCATCCGCGAGATTGTTATCGAGATCGGCAGCAGCGTTATCCGCATGTCACCGGTGGGCAATCCAGATATCTGGGCAGCGAACGTCGTTCACCGTCAGAGAAACACCCGGGCGGCCGACGACTACGACTTCAAGGTCGCAGTGCGCAACACGATCATCAACCTCAACGAATCAAACTTCACCAAAGCTGGCAAGCTGCGGCGCGGCGTGAAGTACGCCAAGCCCCTGACCAAGACCGAGCGCGACCAGAACTTCAACGTGAACGGGTTAGTCGCGGGCAGGGACTACGTCGGCGGGAGGTTTCGCGGGAACTGGCAGTTTTCCATCGGCACGCCGGCGGAGGGCACGCTTGACCAAGTCGACCCGGTTGGCGGTGTGACGTTGGCCAAGCTGCGACTACAGGTCCAGGCGCTGACGGCGGGGCAAACGGCGTACATCGTGAACAACCTGCCTTACTCTATTCCTTTGGAATATGGCCACTCCACTCAAGCTCCATCAGGAATGGTAAGAGTGACGCTTGCGAGATTCCAGCAGATCGTCGACGAAGCCATAAGGAACAACCAGGTATGAGCCACGCCATCATTGCATCCATTTACGAGGCCAAGCTGATTGCTTGGAGCAAGGGTAGGGCGGAGCCGGTCAAGGTTGTGTTTGAGAACGTCCAGTACGAGCCAGCCGATGGCGAGACTTATCTACGGGCATTCATGCTCCCAGGCGACACCGCAAGCAGCACGCTCGCTGGCGACCACCGCGCTTTCATCGGCGTCTACCAAGTCAGCATTGTGGCTCCGGCTAATACCGGGAAGACAAAAACGAACCCGCTTGTGGGTGAGCTGAGCGCACTGTTTCCACTGTACGCGAGAGATACGAAGGCGGGCGTCACCGTCGTCACGATGTCACCGGTAGAGCCTGGCCCTGGTATAACCGATCCACCCACGTTCACCGTACCTGTGTCGTTCGAATACCGAGCAGACACCGTTTAGTCAGGATCAAACGGGCGAGTAGGCGTCCCTTGATGGAATAGCATTTGCCAAATTCCAGCCTCAAGCTTCCAGATTGAAGATCTCCGCGCGTATTGCTTTGGTGCTCCGTCGCGGCTGGATTGGGAGGCTTCGTATACCAGTAGACAAGCGTCCTTGGATATCACGGTCAGTTTGAAATTTCGCGCCAAGATATCAACGCGAGACCTTTGAAGCGGCAAGCTTTCAACGGTATCAGCTTTTGAATAGAAGGCCCCTGAACGACCAATTTCATGGAAGTCTTTGTGCAACAGACGATTGAGTTGCTCAGGGTCATTTCGGACACTTACTTGATGCAAGCTGATCTCCATGTCTTGAAGCAGGTTGAGTAGCGAGACCTCTGTCACTTTGGTTTTCCCCTTTGCTCCATTCCAGATTTACCTGATTAGCACTTCCACCGCCCATAGGGCAAACCCAATAGCCCGCCTCTGTGCGGGTTTTGTCATTTCTGAAAAGAGGAAATACCCATGGCCGTCTTTCTGCCGAATGGCTCTACCGTTGTCGTCGCATCCGGCTACGGCAATCCGATCGTCGTCACTGCGATCTCCAATGCTCTTGAAGCCTCGGTATCGGCGGCGGCTCACGGCCTGAAGGCTGGCGATTTTGTGGAGGTGACGTCTGGCTGGGCCCGACTGAACAATCGCGTGCTGCGCGTGAAAACTGCTACCGCCGACGCGTTTGTCCTTGAAAAGGCAAACACTCTCAACGTAGCGCGCTATGTTGCGGGCGGCGGCGCTGGGTCTGTGCGCAAGATCACGGACTGGGTGCCCGTCAGCCAAGTGACGGAATCCGCGAAGTCCGGCGGTGATCAGCAGAACGCAACCTACTCCTTTCTTGAAGAGGATGACGAGCATCAGATCCCGACGACCAAGTCGGCGATCGCGTTCACGCTCACTCTGGCTGACGATCCCGATTTGCCTCACAACGACGTGCTGATTGAGGCAGATGACGACAAGAAGCCTCGCGCCGTGAAGGTGAACCTCGCTGCTGGCGGCTGCATCGTTTACAACGCCTACGCCTCGTTCGACAACGTGCCGTCCCTCAACAAGAACAACATCATGACCGTCACCGCAGTGTTTGCAGTCGTCGCCAAATTCATTCGCTACGCGTCGTAAGGGAAGGGCTCATGGCTAAGTTCAAATTGATCCAGAAGCCGACCTTCAAGGCGCCGGTGATGATCCAGCGTGCCGGCTACAGCGCCGAGAAGGTGGAGTTCGAGTTCAAGTACCTGGACCGCACCGCGCTCGCCGAGCTGTACACCGGCTGGAACGAGCGGCACGACGAGCTGAGCAAACAGGTAGGAGACATGGACCTCAAGGCATTCACGGCTGCTCAGATCGATCTGCAGGCCGACCAGCTGCTTGATGTCGTCGTCGGGTGGGATATCGAGGAGAAGTTCACGCCTGAAAACGTACGCATCCTCGTCAACTCGATCAACTCGGCCCCCAAGGCCGTGCTGAATGCCTACGCCGAAGCTTTCAACGAGGCCCGCCTGGGAAACTCCTAAGCGCTGCACGCGCGCTCTATGAGCCGACGCTGGAGGGCACGGATGCCTTCGGATTCACCGCGGAGGACTATGGTTCAGAGGTCGGCATCTGGCCGGACAACTGGGAGGCCTTCAAGGTCTTTGAGGCCATGAGCACCCAGTGGCGCACAGGTGCGTGCGGCGTGACAGGCATGGACTACAGCGTTCTCTCCGGGGTTATTCGGATGTGTGGCGTACCGATCAGCCAGCGACAAACCATTTTCAGCGACTTTCGCCGTATGGAGGCTGAAGCCCTGCAGGTGATGGCGGAACAGAGAGAAAACAAATGAGCACCAACTTCGCTTCCCTGGGTATTGCTGTCGAGTCGTCACAGGCCGCAAAGGCTGCTGATGATCTTGATAAGCTAGTCGATTCCGCTGAAGGCGCCCAGAAGGCCATTGATGACCTGGGCACAACGGGCGAAGGCCTGGTCGACACCGGTAAAAAGGTTTCCCAGGCCGAAGCGGATGTTGCGCAAAGCATCGATAAATCAACGGCAGCGAGGGGTCGGCAAGCTGGAGCCAGTCGTAAGGCAGCTGACAGCGCAGTCGCGGAAATCTCCGTCATCAGCCAGCTAGACAAGGCTATGACGGGCAATATTTCGAGCATGGAGTCGCTGGTTCAAGCCGAGGGTTTGCTGGAGCGCGCCCGCAAGGGCGGCTTGGTCACCATCGAAGAGCAGGCGAAATATCAGGATCAGCTGGGAAAGGCCTACGACAAGATTGAAAAGGCAGAAGCCAAAGAGCTGGCGCAGAAGCAGAAGCTGATTGAAGCGGAAAATCGTCAGATTGAGGCGCTGAAGCGTACCGTCAACGGGATTGACCCGGTAACCGCCAAGTTGGCGAAGCTTGAGGCTCAGGAGAACGCGCTCAATAACCTGCATAAAGCTGGTCAGATCGATGCAGAGCGCTACAACGAGGCTCTGGCTAAGATCGGGAAGGACCGGTCGGGGCTTACTGAAGCCGCTAGCGCTTTCGACAAGCTGAAGCTCGGTACCCGTCAAGCTCAAGAAAACGTCATGCAGTTGGCTAACGCCATCCAGGCAGGCGATCTGGGCAGTGGGGCGCGTGCGATCGCTCAGCTGGGGGCTGGCGCCGGTGAATCGGCGAAAAGCCTGGCAGGGATGCTGATTCCGGCCGGCCTGCTGGTCGCTGTACTCGGCTCGGTTGGCTATGCCTACTTCGATGCGATGAAGCAGGCGCGAGAGTTCAATGCTGCGATCAACGGCGGCACGAATGGCGCGGGGCAAGCTATTGCCAGCCTGAAGGATATGGCCGACGGCGTTGGGCGTGTTACCGGTAACCTGTTCGGTGCGCGAGAGGCCGTTGTTTCGCTTGCGTCTGGCGCGGCCACCAGCGGCACCCAGATGCGCAATTTGGCTGAAGCTGCAGCGGCAGTCAGCGAAGTTACCGGTCAGGGGGCGGGCGAACTCGCCAAGTCCTTTGCCACCGCTGGCGATACAGCAACTGAAGCCGCCAGCAAAATCAGCAGTCAGTACGGATTGATCACCCTCGAGCAGTACCAGGTGATCAAGGGGCTGGATGACCAGGGCGACAGCCAGCGTGCCTTGGATGTGCTCAGCGAAGATTTGAACCAGGCCGCGTTGACGCGCCTGAAGACTTATCGCGAATCGTTATCCGACGTGGAGCGCGACTGGGACAGGATCAAGAACGCCATCAAGGGCGCGTACGCAGAAGTCCGGTCGGAGATATTCCCTGACCTGGCCAAGCAGATCGAGATCACCCAGCGTGTTCTTGATACCCGCAAGAGCGGCGGAATTGCTGGCGCCATCTCTAACGGTCTCAGTTCCTTGAACTCGGCTCTTGGTCTGGGCACCGGTGAGCATGACGACTCAACTGAGGCGCTTGAGAAAAAACTTGCCGAGCTGAAGGCCAGACAGACTGCCAGCTCTAACCTGGCAATTGTCACCGGTGAGAACGCCGACGCTAACCAGAAGGCAATCGAGGCTCAGAAAGCGCTGGATGCGCAACTAGACAACGTCAACCCTCTGAATAAGCGCAAAGCGGGACTGGAGAAGCTGAACAACCAGTTCAAAGCGCTTTACGAGAATGCAGAAAAGGCAGGGCAAAAGTCGCCACTGCTTGACGGTGTGAGCTACGACGGCAAAAAGTTTTCCGGTGGTGCGTACGACATTCTTTTGAAAGGCATTGAGGATAAAAACAAGGACCCGAAAACCGCCGCCACCCAAGTTGATCTGACCAGCTTCAACAACGCCAAGAACGACTTGGCGGCGATCACCGACACCTACAAAAACTACCAGAAGGAACTGGAGGCGGCCCAGAAGGCTGGCCTACTGTCTGAGGAAGACTATCTGCTGCGGCGCCAAGCGTTGATCGGGAATCAGCTCGACCAGACAACGGCAGCCTACGAAGCAGAGATTGCGGCGCTTGAGGCCGCCAAGGGCAAGAAGTCCACGTCGGCTGCGCAAAGCATCCAGCTGGACCAGAAGATCGCCGACGCGCGCGCCGGATTGGTTAAAGCGCAGAAGGATGCCAACAGCCAGCTTGAAGTGCTCGCCACCAACGAAACCGGGCGCCTGGCAAAGCAGGAGCGGGCGATCAGCACGTACGTGCAGGCGCTGGGGCAGCAACAGCGGGCTTTGGAACTGGCAGGCCAGCGCGCAGTGCTCGGCGTTGGGCAGGGCGATCGACAGAACGCACTCAGCGGCGAACTGAACAGCCAGCAGGACCGGTTTGCTCAGCAGTCGCTGGAGCTCGCCAATCAGAAGTCTGATCCGTCGCGCAACATGTCGGAGGAAGAGTTTAAACGGGAGTCGCAGGCGCTCGCAGACGCGAACAAGGCCGCGACGGACCAGATCCGGCAGAACTATGCGGATGTGGAGAACGCCGAGGGCGATTGGACGAAGGGCGCAACGGCAGCCTGGGATAACTACCTGGATTCGGCGCGCAACATCGCCGGGCAAACCAAAAGCCTGTTCGGCAACGCCTTCAGTTCCATGGAGGATTCCATCGTCAACTTTGCCATGACCGGTAAGGCGTCGTTCTCGGACTTCGCCAAATCGATCCTGGCGGACATGGCGCGCATTGCGACACGGCAGGCAAGTTCGGCACTGCTGGGCAGTCTGGTTGGCGCGGCGGCGAGTTACTTCGGTGGCAGCGCGGCCGGCGGCGGCAATGGCATGGCCGCCGGGTCTGCCGGTGCCACGTCGTCAAACCTCGGTGCCTCTTCGGCCGGCTACTCCAGCACCTACTTCCCGCAAGCCAAGGGCGGCGCGTGGTCGGGCGGTGTGCAGATGTTCGCCGATGGCGGTGCGTTCACGAACTCCATCGTCAGCAAGCCTACGGCTTTCGGGATGGCCAATGGCAAAACCGGCGTCATGGGTGAGGCAGGGGAGGAAGCAATCATGCCGCTGACCCGGACGTCGAGCGGCAAGCTCGGGGTTATGGCCATGGGCGGCGGCGGGACTGGCGGAACGCAGATCAATGTCGAAGTGCATATCGATGGCGATGGCAACGCTACCTCCTCGGCTGATGCACCTGGCTATGACCTCTTCGGCAAGGAGCTGGCGACGTTCGTAGAGCAGAAGTATCAGGAGCTGCGGAGCAGGGACATGCGCCAGGGCGGCGTCATCAACAAAGCAATTAAGGGGCGCTGATGGCTATTGAACGATTCAGATGGGCGACGGAGAAGGGCGCGGAGGGCGATATTGCCCAGCGCGTCCGCTCCAAGAAGTTCGGAGATGGCTACGAGCAGTCGGTCGAGGATGGTCTCAACAACCGGTCGCAATCCTGGCCGGTAACATTTACCGGCCTGAAGCCGCGCATTAAGGAAATCATGGACTTCATCGACCGACACAAAGGCTCGAAGGGCTTCCTCTGGGAGCCGCCCCTGGGTGAGCTTGGTCTCTACAAGTGCAACGGCTACAAGCCAGTGCACCGTGGCGGCCAGGTCTACGCCATCACCGCGACCTTCCAGCAAACCTTTCATCCCTGAGATAACCACCCATGGCACTGATCACGGACATCCAGAAACTGGAGCCCGGCGGCGAGATTCGCCTGTTCGAAATTGATGGTACCGAGTACGGCGCCGATTACTTGCGCTTCCACGGTCACGCTATCCCGCACACGCCAGAAGAATTACTGGCCTATGAGGGCTCGGAAGAGGATCTGCCCGCCAAGTCGATTATCTGGCAGGGTCAGGAGTACGCGGCCTGGCCGGTGCAGATTGAGGGTATTTCCTCAAGCAGCGATGGCACCGCCTCTCGGCCGACTTTTGCCGCCGGCAACGTCAACGGGCGCGTCACGGCGCTGTGCCTGGCTTTCGAGGACATGCTCAAGTTCAAGCTCACAGTCCGCGAGACCCTGGCCCAGTACCTGGATGCGGCGAATTATCCGGAAGGCAATCCAACTGCCGATCCAACCCAGGAGGCGTTGGAAATCTGGTACATCGACCAGAAAACCAGCGAGGACGGTGAGGCGGTGGTCTGGGAGCTGTCTTCCCCGGGTGAGATCGATAATCACGGCCTGCCAGGGCGCCAAATGACGACGTTCTGCCACTGGGCCATGACCAACGGCTACCGTGGCCCGGATTGCGGCTATACCGGTGCGGCCATGTTCGACGGTGAGGATAACCCCACGGATGACCCGGCCCTGGACCAGTGCAAGGGATGCTTGTCGTCCTGCAAGTTGCGCTTCGGCGAGAACAACGAGCTCAGTTTCGGTGGATTTCCTGCAGTTTCTCTCGTGAGTAGGAGCTGACCATGCGTAAGCACATAATCGCGGCCATCCAAGCGCACGCGGCGGCGGAATATCCGCGTGAGTGCTGCGGCCTGCTGGTAGCCGCCGGGCGAGCACAAAAGTACTTCCCGTGCCGGAATATCGCTACGGAGCCGAACGAAGAGTTCCGGCTTGACCCAGAGGATTACGCCGCGGCGGAGGACTTGGGAGAGGTGATCGGCATCGTTCACTCACACCCGGACGCCACCAGCAGGCCGTCATCGCGTGACTTGGCCATGTGCGAGGCCACTGCATTGCCCTGGCACATCCTGTCATGGCCCGAAGGCGACATGCGAACGATCACACCGAATGGCAGGACACCGTTGCTCAATCGTCCGTTCGTACATGGTGCTTGGGACTGCTGGCAGGTCTGCGCTGACTGGTATCAGCGGGAGTGGGGGCTGGAGTTCGAAGCCTTCCAGCGCGCCGACGGCTGGTGGGAGAGAGCGGAGAACTCCAGCCTGTACGAACAGCACTACAAGGCCGCCGGCTTTGTTCGCGTCGATCGGCCGCAGCGCGGTGACATGATCGTTATGCAGGTTGGCCGGACAGTTCACCCGAACCATGCTGGCGTTTATCTCGGCACCGATCCGTCGCTGCCTGGTGAGGATTCAGGCGTTTTCGGCCCAGGGCCGTTCATGCTGCACCATCTGTACGGCAGGCCGTCTGAAATTATCGTCTACGGCGGACCCTGGCATGACAGGACGCGCCTGATCCTCAGGCACAAAGACGCGAAACAATCAACATGACGCGGCAGCGCCACCCGGTTGCCACTGGCATTCCATCCACGCTGACCGCTAGGACAGCGGGTAGACTACTTGAAGATGCGAGGGAACTTTTTCTTGCGATAATGTCAATTTGACATGTGTCTTTGCAGCTCGCCAGGGATGCCGACGATGCCGGTCGGATTTCCGGCAAACCAAGGAAGAAAACGATGAAATTGATTTTTGTAGTACTGCTGATGATTAGCGGCTACGCCTTTGCCGGCTGCGCCACCATTGGTGATTCGGACCAGCGCGCTTATTGCAGAGCTAAGGAGGGCAGTGGTACTTGCGGTTCGATCAGTAATCGGGACCTGCGTCATGCCTGCAATGCGGAAACGAACGGAGGTAGCTGCAATAGCATTGATGATCACGATCAGCGCTATTTATGTAATGCAAGAACCAACCATGGTAGCTGCAGTTCGATCAACGATCGGGACTTGCGTCGTGCCTGCAATGCGGAAACGAACGGAGGCAGTTGTAATAGCATTGATGATCACGATCAGCGCTATTTATGTAATGCCAAAACCAATAACGGTACTTGCGGTCCAATCAACGATAGGGACTTGCGTGCGCAATGTGAAGCATTGAAACATTGATTGAAGATCACGAGAGCGGTCTTGGTGCACGAACAATATAAAATACGACCTCTAATACATCAGTTTTCAGCAGCGACGATGCATTGGAAAAGTCACTTTGAGAGATTTCGACGTCGGAAATGCTACAGTCCCGCCAAATCAAAGAGGGAACGACATGCGGATTTTGATAGCGGCTGTAGCGGTGGCGATGCTGGCAGGGTGTGCCTCATCGGCGATCTCGGTGCAGGATGCTAAGCCGGTGCCTTCGGATGAGATTTATGCCTTCCAGGCAAAGCCGGCCGGTGAAAGCGGGAAGATCACTGTTGTACGCGACTCCGGCGCTGTTGGCTCGGGGTGCGATATCGTGGTCTATATCGACGGGCGCAAGGCTGCGAAAATCGGTACTGGGCAACGAGCTACCTTTTATCTCCCCCCAGGCTCGCCGAATATCGCCGCCGGTCTCGCCGGATCAGGGCTTTGTGCGGGCGCTGCAATTAGAACCATCTCTGCAACTGTCCAGTCTGGTAAGGAAAGCCTATACCGCATCAGCGGCGATATGGCCGGGTTCTACATTGGTCCCTACGTCGATTACAACTGACAAACGAAAACCATAAAGCCGCCTTCGGGCGGTTTTTTTACGCCTGGAGAAATTGATGCAGACCTCAGCGATCAACTACCAAACAATGACGACCATTCGCTTGCATGGACAGCTCCGGCAGTTCGGGAAGTCGTTCAGGCTTGCGGTGAAGTCGCCAGCCGAGGCCATCAAGGCGCTGTGCGTCCAGATCCCCGGCTTTGAGCGGTTTCTATCGAATGCTAAGTCACGCGGGCTTGAATTCGCGGTATTTCGCGACAAGCGCAACATTAGCGAGAAAGAACTGGCCTACCACGGCGCCGGGGATATTCGCATTGCCCCCGTAGTGGTAGGTAGCAAGCGTGGCGGCATTCTTCAGACGATTGTCGGCGCGATTCTGATTGTGGTTGGGGTGGTCTTTGCGGCCACGCCATTCGGTACTCCTCTTATTGGCGCCGGCATCGGGCTCGTTGCTGGCGGTGTTATCCAGATGCTTAGCCCTCAAGCCAGCGGCCTGAAGACTAGTGCTGCCCCCGAGAACACGCCCGGCTATGCCTTCGGCAGCGCCAAGAACACCACCGCATCCGGTAACCCGGTTCCGCTCTGCTATGGAAAGCGGCGAGTGGGCGGGGCGATCATCAGTGCTGCGATCTACGCCGAAGACCAGATGTAGCCAACATTCGTAGTACCGCAGCCGCCCCCCGAGGCGGTTTTTTATTGCCTGGAGAAAAGCATGGGCGCAGCACAGCAGCTCGATATTTACGGCGCCAAGGGTGGCTCCGAGAAGCCAAAAACGCCCACCGAGGCCCCTGACAGCCTGCGCTCTATCGCCATTGCCAAAATGCTAATCGCTATCGGTGAAGGAGAATTCGAAGGCACGCCTACCGCGCGCGATATCTTTCTCGACAACACCCCGCTGCAAGATCCCCAGGGAAACATGAACTTCCCGAACGTGAAGTGGGAGTGGCGCACCGGAGCGGTGGATCAGAGCTATATCCAGGGCATCCCCTCGATCGAAAACGAGACCACGATCAGCACCGAGCTGCGCAGCGGGACGCCATGGGTTCGCGCTATCAACAACACGCAGCTCTCTGCTGTTCGTGTGCGTTTCGCATGGCCAGCGCTCCAGTCCGTGGATGCCGGGGGCAACATCAACGGGTACCGGATTGAGTACAAAGTTGAGTTGGCCACCGACGGCGGCGCCTACCAGCAGGTGCTTAGCGAAGCGGTCGATGGAAAGACCACCAGCCTTTACGAGCGCACGCGCCGCATCGATCTTCCCAAGGCAATCACCGGCTGGCTGATGCGTATCACGCGCCTGACCATCAATCAGAACAACAACAAAATCTCCGACACGATGCAGATCTCAGGCTTCACTGAGGTCATCGATGCGAAGGTTCGATACCCAAACACCGCGCTGCTCTACATTGAGTTCTCCGCCGAGCAGTTCCGCAGTATCCCGGCCGTGACGGTCGAGACCAAGCTGAAAAAAATGCAGGTGCCGAGCAACTACGACCCTGTATCGCGCACTTACTCTGGCGTGTGGGATGGCACGTTCAAGCAGGCGTGGACTGACAACGCCGCCTGGATGACCTACGACATCACCACGGCCGACCGCTTCGGCCTGGGCCGGCGCATCAAGCCTTGGATGGTGGACAAGTGGGAGCTGTATCGCATCTCGCAGTACTGCGACCAACTGGTGCCGGACGGGAAGGGCGGCCAGGAGCCACGCTTCATCTGCAACCTGAACCTGCAGAGCAAAGCCGACGCCTGGTCACTGCTGCGTGACATCTCGGCGATCTACCGAGGCATGACCTATTGGGCCCAGGGTCAGGTGTTCACCCTTTCGGACATGCCGCGCGCTACCGACTTCGACTTCGCTTACACCCGGGCCAACGTCATTGACGGCAAGTTCACTTACTCCAGTGCTTCGGAGCGCACCCGGTACACCCGGGCGCTGATCAGCTACGACAATCCACTGAACAACTACGACACTGACGTTACTGCTGTGACTGATGCCAAGCTGCAGCGTCGCTACGGCGACAACCCGCTGGAGATCAGTGCCATCGGTTGTACTCGTGAGTCGGAAGCGCAGCGCCGCGGTAAGTGGGCGCTGCTTACCAACTCCAAGGACCGGGCCGTTACCTTCAAGGTCGGTCTGGACGGGCGTATCCCGCTGCCTGGCTACGTAATTCCTATCGCGGACGAACTGCTGGCTGGGCGCCCCGTGGGTGGGCGTATCTCCGCAGTGAATGGCAAGGTCATCACGCTGGACCGCGATACTCAGGCCAAGCCCGGTGACCGGCTGATCCTCAACCTGCCAGACGGCAAGTGCGAGGGGCGAACCGTGCAGTTGGTCAGCGGCCGGCAGGTCACCGTTACCGTTGCCTACTCCGTTCCGCCCGAACCTGAACTGGTGTGGGCGCTGGATGCCGACGATTTGGCAATCCCGTTGTACAGGGTGGTAAGCGTGGCCCGCCCGGAGCCAGGCGTGTTCGAGATCTCGGCCGTGCAGTACGATCCAAGCAAGTTCGCTCACATCGACACCGGGGCGCGGCTTGAAGAACGGCCAATCAGCGTTGTGCCAATCACCGTAGTTCCCGCGCCGGCAAGCGTCACGCTCACATCGAGCTACGCCGTGAACCAGGGCATCGCGATTAGCACCATGAACATCTCGTGGCCGGCTGTCACCGGCGCCGTCGCGTATGACGTGGAGTGGCGTAAGGACAGCGGCAACTGGATCAAACTGCAGCGCACTGGCGCAACAAGCGTGGACGTCACCGGCATCTACTCAGGCGCCTACCTCGCCCGGGTGCGCTCGGTGAGCGCTTTCGAGATCTCGTCTATCTGGAAGAGCTCCAACCTGACCAACCTGGAAGGGAAGGTTGGCTTGCCGCCGGCGGTTTCGTTCCTGACCACCACCAGCGAACTGTTCGGCATCGGCATCAAGTGGGGCTTCCCTGCTGGCGCCGAGGATACTCAGCGCACCGAGCTATGGTATGGCCCGGCCAGTGACCTGAGAGCATCGACCAAGCTGGCAGACCTGGCTTATCCGCAGGCTGATTACCGCATGCAGTCGCTGCTGGCGGGCGCAACCCTGTTCTTCTGGGCGCGCTTGGTGGACCGCACCGGCAACATCGGGCCGTTTTATCCGGTTGTGAATGGGGTGATGGGCCAGGCCAGTTCGGATGCTGGGCCCATCCTTGAGCAGATCAAAGGGCAGATTGACGAAACCGCCCTGGGCCAGCACCTGAAGGACCGAATCGACCTGATCGACGGAAACGGACCAGGCTCGGTGAACGGTCGCATTGACGCGGCCAAGGATGAGCTGGAGCAGCTGATCGGGGAGGTGGTCGATGCGCTGGAGTACGTTCCATCCAAGGCCTACGCGCTGAACGACATCGTTCGCGTGGGCCAGCACCTGTACCAGGCCAACGGCGCGGTGCCGGCGAACAACCCGCCGCCTAACGCCACCTATTGGACCGACATCGGCACCGTCACGCAGACGGTCAACGCCCTGGTGACCCAGGTTCAGCAGAACTCGGCGACGATTAACCAGCACGGCCAGGACATCACCGCCCAGGCCTCGCAGCTGAACGCGGTGAAAACCACGGTGAACGATCCTGTCACCGGCGTAACCGCCACAGCGAGCGGGCTTAGCACGCTCAAGACCTCGGTGACCACGCTCGACAACAAGGTCACCACCACGGCGCAGCGCGTCGATGGTATTTACCTGCAGGTCAACCCGCCTCTCCAGGGTGACGACAGTGCGCTTATGGGGTCGGAGGCGAGCTACGTGGGGGTATGGTCAACCCAGTCCGCGCTTATTGAGGGCGACCTGGCGCAAGGCCAGCGCACGGACGCGGTGGAGGCCAGCGTTGCGGCTAACGCTGCGGCGATCGTCAGCGAGCAAACCGCACGCATCAATGCCGACGGCGCCCTGTCGTCCAGCATCGAAACCGTTAAGACAACGCTCAACGGTAATACCGCGGCGATCCAGACCAATGCCACGGCCATCCAAGCAGTGAACGGAAAGGTGACGCTGAGCTGGTCGGTGCGACTGCAGTACGAGTCCGCTACGGGAGTATACAAGTGGGCAGGGGTGGGCCTGGGACTGGAGAACGGGCCGGGTGGCCTGCAGTCGAAGTTCGTCATCGACGCAGACCTTTTCGCCATCGGGCAGGCAGGTACGGTGCCGTTCGCTGTGCAGGGTGGGCAGACCTTCATCAAGGCCGCGTTTATCCAAGACGGCACGATAACCAACGCCAAGATCGGGGCTTACATCAGTTCGACCAACTACATCGCGGGTCAGCAAGGATGGATCCTAAACAAGGATGGCACCTTTGAGATTAACGGCGTCGTCCCTGGGCAAGGCCGTTCGATCATGACGAATCGGTCTTTGCGTTTTTGGGATGTGAATAACGTCAAACGGGTGCAAATCGGAGATCTAACAGAATGAGCTCGGGAGTTCGCATATGGGGGCCGACTGGACTTCTGGAACTGGATGAAAATTCATTTACTGTAATGGTTGTACATTCAGAGATAGTTCAGTCGAGCGGTCGCAGCCGCTTTATAGCTATCCCAGGCGTCAGCCCATCTACACATTCGGCAGTTTGCGTCCCAATTGCTGCATATGACACAACCGCACAAATGTGGACGGCGATTCAATATACGCCAATTGTAACTTCCGGAGGGGTTACAGTTTATTTTGGAAGTCCAGCAGCCAATACCGGGCCAACTGGTTCAAGCCCACAAAGATTGCTAGTTATGAGGTATCGCTAATGTCTTTCGGAATGAGGTTCACAAACGATTCCGATGTTGTGACTCTTGACTCTGAATTCTCAAGGCTTGTTGTGCTTGAGAAAGGCTCATGGAGCGGGAACGGCTCAGGGGTTTATGTGCCATTTGCTAAGACAGTTACGACCGATGAACCGCCGCTTGTATTTGTTAGGCCTGATGCAGCAAATGGTTATGTTTACTTTTGCCTTATTCATGGGGGAAGGGGGGCTTGGACTGGTTTTAGTTTTCAAGCTAATAGGAATATATCTACCAATGGTAAATGGTTTAGTGGGTCCTTCGCTTCGCAGGCTAAAGCAGAATATGGACTTCGCTTGTGGGATTCATCCTCCAAACTCCTGTTTGATAGCGGGACGCCTTGCGCGCAATTTACGAGAACTATCACGGGCTGGACATACCTTGGCGCAGTAGGCAATCCGCCAGGGTCTGGGCAGTATAGGTATAGTTGGACCGCGCCCTCACCTCTCGATACTGGCGACTATATGCTCTTGAACAATATTGCCATGGATATTGCTGGTGTCGTATCTAGGCAAGGAAACATATATGCAATTTGGGAGTATGGCAATAATCGTCTAGTTATTCAGGCGGTGGGGGTTGATCTCCCATCTGCGCTTTATATGCCAGTCGTTTTTGCTAAGCCGATTAGTTGAATTATAAATTAATTTGGAAGGGCTCATAATTTATGGCAAGACAAGAAATCAACCTTGGCGCGGCACCAACCGGCGCCGGTGGAGATACCACGCGCAGCACTGCCGTGAAAATAAATGCGATGACCTTAGAGCTCTACCAGGGAATTGGTACCCCTGCTGCGCCTCTTCCGGTTTCAAAAGGTGGGAATGGCGGAGCAGCTATCGTAATCGGTAACGGCGCCAACTGCGATACGCTAGTCGACGCATCTTTGTATGCGTTGAACGGTACTTTTACTAATGGGCCTCCATCGTTTGGGTCTGCTGCTTTTTTCTTGCGGGTTTCCGTGCATGGCGTCGGATACGAAGCACAGGAAGCGTTCGGCATTACCCATGGCGGACGCGCCGAGCGTCGTAGGATTAACGGTGTATGGCAGCCCTGGGCCAATATATACAACGGAATAAACGCCACGCTTGATCCAACCGGCACTGGAGCGGGTCTTATGTCTAGTGCGTTAGTTGGTGGTTATGCTGTAAGTAAATACGCCAACGGCGAAATAAATGTTAGAGGGACTGCGCCATTAACCGCAAGCTTTGCGGCAAACGAATTACGGGTAGTTATGGTAACGCTGCCCATTACTTTAGTTAACGGCGCCATAGGATTCGCTTATAAATCTAGTACGAATGCGCAACCGCAACAGACCTATGATTTTTATGGGGTTATTGCGGAGTATATGTCGGATACTAGCACCGCGGCTTTCGTCATAAGAAATGGGTTAACCGTTCAAACATTTCAACCAACTATTAACGTATGGGGGCGCTGGAAGTGAAGATTAAGATGTTTCCTTTTTTGTCCGATTGGCCGCTTGAGGCTTCTGTGTCGGGCGATGTAATCACCATCAACGGTGAAGACATTGATTTGTCTGGTATACCGGACGGATACCGTCTCCCCGCATCCGCTGTGGGCAATAAATTCTTTCTCAGTGGTTCAGGCGACTACGTGGAAAGGATAGGTAGAACTCTTCATTTTTCTTTAAAGCTTCCGGTAAGTATGGAGAGCCCCAATGAATATCGTAGTCCACTAGAACCTATGATTATTGATGCGCGCAGTGGTCCGGTGAAGTTTCCCGACACCTCGCCTGTAGTGATCCCTGCAGCTGAACTTCCTGATATCCGAGAAGGACAAGAAAATGGTGGACTTGAGCAAGCTTGAACCGATTAAAACGGCGCAAGACATAACGGATGAATTGAGCCTGGGTCAGGCTCGGGCGTACCTGAGCCAGACCAACTGGCATGCCTTCGCTCTGCTTGAGGATGGCACACCGATTCCGGACGACATCAAAGAAGCACGCGCAGCAGCTCGCGCAACCATCAACCGGTTGAGCCCTCCACCAGCGTCTTGAGTTTTTGCCAAACACCGCCACCCGCCATGAGCGGGTATTTTTTTGCCTGGAGAAAGTTATGCCGATCACCGAGCAGCAATTGCTGCATATCTTACCGAACGCCGGCCGCCAAGCCGGCGTTTTTGTTCCTGCCTTAAACACGGCCATGAGCCGTTACGGCATCGTGGGCACCGTGCGGGTGGCGGCGTTCATCGCCCAAGTAGGGCACGAATCTGGACAGTTGCGATGGGTGCGCGAAATCTGGGGCCCCACCGCGCAGCAGGCCGGCTACGAAGGCCGCGCGGACCTGGGCAATACACAGAAGGGCGACGGCTCCAAGTACCGCGGGCGCGGCCTGATCCAGATCACGGGCCGGGCGAATTACACGGCATGCGGCGAGGCGTTGGGCCTGGACCTCATCAGCAATCCGGAACTGCTGGAGCTACCGCAGCACGCCGCGATGTCGGCGGCTTGGTTCTGGTCGACTAATGGGCTGAATACACTCGCTGATCAGGGGCAGTTCGCGAAGATCACCAGGCGTATCAATGGCGGGCTCACCGGCCAGGACGACCGCCAGGCGCTATACGATAAGGCGCTGAAGGTGCTGGTATGACGCCGGTGCAGAAGCTGGCGGGCCTATTGGTGCTGATGCTGGGGCTGATGGCCGGTACCGCGGGCGTGACCTGGCAGGTGCAGAACTGGCGGATGGGCAAGAAGCTGTCCGAGCAGGCCGGCCTGCATCAAGAAGATCTGACCAGGATCAGCATGGTCGCTGCCGCCCAGGCCCGCGCCGATCAGAGCAAGCGCCTGGCCACCGAGCAACAGCTCGCCATCCAGGACCAACAACACATACGAGAATTATCCGATGCTCAACGTACCCAGGCTGCTCTGCGCGATCGCCTTGCCACTGCTGATGTGCGGCTGTCAGTCCTTGTCGACGCAGCGGATACAGCCCGTGGCTGCAATGTGCCTACCGCCGCCGGCGCCGTCGGCGTGGTTCATGCAGCCCGTCGAGCCCAACTTGACCCAGCGCATGCTCATCGAATTATCTCCATCACCGATGCCGGCGACCAAGGATTGATCGCGCTGCGGGCGTGCCAGGCGTATGTCAGGGCCATTGCGCCCTGACCTACATGCCCAATCGCAAAAATTAGCATGACCCCAAAAAACACCCACTTTGCAAAGGATTGCAAAAATGACAAACCCAATCGTTCCATGGATGGGCGGCAAGCGTCGCTTGGCTGATCGCCTCATTCCTCTTTTCCCACCGCACGAATGCTACGTTGAAGTTTTTGCTGGTGGTGCTGCGCTTTACTTCATGCGCCCTCAGGCCGCCCCGGTTGAAGTTCTCAACGATATCAATGGCGATCTGGTGACGTTGTACCGGGTCGTGCAGAACCACATGGAGGAGTTCGTACGCCAGTTCAAATGGGCCCTGAGCTCGCGCCAAGTGTTTGAGTGGCAGAAGATGACCCGACCGGAAACCCTCACCGATATCCAGCGAGCTGCCCGTTTTTTCTACCTGCAGCACCACGCCTTCGCCGGGAAGGTCAGCGGCCAGACCTTCGGCACTGCTACTACGGGCCCGGCTATTAATCTGTTGCGGATTGAAGAGAACCTTTCCGCAGCCTGGCAGCGCCTCTCCGGAACCTATGTCGAAAACTTAGGGTGGCTCGAATGCGCCGAGCGCTACGACCGGCCCCACACCTTCCACTACATGGACCCACCTTACTGGCAGACCGCGGGCTACGGGGTGGACTTTCCGTTCGAAAACTATGAGCGAATGGCCGACTTCATGCGTCGTTGCAAAGGCAAGGTCATGGTGAGTATTAACGACCATCCTGATATCCGGCGGGTGTTTGAAGGGTTCCACTTTGAAACGCTGGACATTCGCTACAGCACCACCAATCAGCGACAAGGAAAAGCCGAGGTCAGCGGCGAGCTTGTGATCATGAACTGGAAACCTTCTGACCTCGGCGGGCTGTTTTAGGGTGCAGGTAGTATCAGGTTGGGCCCCTTGTTCCGGACGTTCCCAACGGCCGTATCGACCTTGAACCATTCAAAGGCATCTGCTGGCTCGCCCTGGTGCAGTACCATCTGCTCGGCGCGTTCCTTGGGCGTGGCCGGGTCCAACCATTCACGGGCAAGTTCAGGACTCAGCACAACGGGCCGCCGGTCATGGATGTCCACCATGCCGCCGGCGCTGTCGGCGGTGATGATCACGAAGCCGTCATGCTCACCTGGGCCTTCGTCAGCGTTGGACAACTGGCCGATAGCTGCGCAGTAGATCGGCGCGCGGTCGCGCCGGCGGATCAGGTAGGGCTGCTTCTTCGGCCCACCCTCATCGACCCATTCAAACCAGTTATTGATCGGTGTGATTGCTCGGTGCGGCCAGATTGCCCGGAAGAACGGGCCGTGGGCCACCTTCTCGACACGAGCGTTGATCGGCGCGGCGCGGTCCTTGGCCCAATGCGGTCGCCATCCCCAGCTCACCGGATCAGCCAGCAGCAATTCGCCTTGTACATGGAGCAGGGCGACCTGAGTGGTGGGGGCGACGTTGTATCGTTCCAGAGGCAGCTCGCCAACTGAGTTGACCATGGCATTCGGCATGCTTAGGGCCGCAACGAAGTCATGAATGCCGCTGTACTGTGAAAGGCGTCCGCACATGACTGTCTCCGCTCGTCGGGCTTGATGAACAGCCGCGCGCCGGCCGATCTCTACACTGTAGACACCGGCACCGGAGATTCGTCATGACAACCGATATACAGCAGGTCAACGAGATGGAAGCGTGGCATGCGCTGCTCAATGACGCCGAATTCACGGCAGGTGGACCCGAGTATCGCTATGAAACGCGCCTGGCACTGGCCGACAATATGCTGGAGCGAGGCGTGATTGACAGCGGAGAATGGCGCGAGCTGGTCGAGGAGGCTGTTGCTGGTTATGCGGACGACGTCGGCTGAGTGCCAGCTGTACTGACAAAGCCGTTACCTGCGCAGTTGCTGCAATCTTCGCGCTGTCCGAATCGGTCCAGGCAGGCACCGCACTTGGTGAACTGGGCAGAGAGGAGTAGGGGGCGGGCCTTTCGATAGCTCTCAAAATCGCGGCTTTCCAAGGCGACCTGTGCGCAATCTACCAGCGCACGATAGGTATCGGCATCGCAGATGATTGGGTAGACCTTCCCATAGATAAACTGCGCGGTCTGTACCAAATCGTACAGCTCACCAGATGGCGCGGTAAGCACCAGCCCATTTATCGCCCAAGCCTGGTTGTCGCTCCGAAACACCAAACGCAAGTCAGTCTTATCGCGAAATACCTTTCCATCAAACCCATCAGTACCTGGGCCTATGGCTGAGTAGTAGGTGTTGCTTCGGATGTACCCGATGCACTCCGATGCCGCTCGTTGAATGACGTCATAGTAGCCGCCATACGTGTACCCAGCAGGCATGGTGACCAGCTCTTCAACGGCATGCCAGTAAGCCGCGTCGGCCAGCTCATCCATATCAAATTTTTCCATCTCGTCAATGACCCCTGCCTCCAACATGTCCCGAGTCTCCCAACGGCACATCATTCGATGAGCTTCGGGGTTATCGATCCGGGACGCGCTGTCGTCGAGGATTCTTCGCCATTTGGCCAGCCATTCCTTTTTGAGTTCTGTAGGGGGCATGTGAGTGACTGCTTATTTCTACTGTATGGGTATACAGTAATCGAGCTTTGCCACTGATGCGACTCGAGGCGACGAGCTGTAAGACATCACTCTGGCGACATCAACACCGCCAATGTGAGCTTGATGAATTCCTCATTGTGACTGAGCGTGTCCAGTGCGCCGCGTACATTCGCAGCAACCTCAGCGGAGCCGCGCTGCTCCACCCAGTTTGATAACTCCATGATCGATGCTTCGAGTGCCAGCTGATTTTCATAGAGCTTGGAAACCAGGGAGGGGAGTAGGTCTGAATTCAGCAT